TTCTTCGAGTTCAACATCCTCTTCTAACTCTTCAGCTAATTTAGCTGAGAGCATGTTTTTAATTTTAGAGTCGAAAGCTTCTTCTAATGCCATTTTAGCATTTTCTAAAGCTACTTCTCTAACGGCTTTCGCATCGGCGATTGCCTCCTTTAGTAATTCTTTAGCCATTTTGTTTTTTAAGTTTTAATTGGCTTCCAGTAAATTGTGTACGGGAAATAGAGATTTTAATATCTCTAATAGGGATTTGTTTTAAAATCCAGGGACACTATATTAGGATAGTGTATGTTTCAAAAATAAATATAAAGTAAATTTGGAAACCAAAAAATTTTTTCGTATCTTGGGGCAAAACTATTTATATTATGATTTTATTAGCAAAATACTTTTTAATTGGGGTTATAACATCAGCTCTTCTTGAAGGAGCTATTGTAAAAGCAGGATATCCTATGGATTGGATGGATAGATTTTGGGTTGTATTAGGATGGCCTTTAGCATCGGCTATCTTTATTATTAATTTTATTAGAGGATACTTTGGTAAGGATTAACACTTACACACCCCAGTATTATCACAGATAATATCCCTAATAACATTATTAACTTTAGTATAATCTTTAGTGGGGGTACTTACTCCCTCATTCATAGGGGACATATAGGCACCGGGAGTTGATGGGGTTATACCATATCAAAACAAAGTAAATCAAAATCTTCTTGTACCATTAATATTCCGTCCGAATTTTCTTCTACTGAGCCCATTCCTCTAGAGGATATTCCTACTGTAACACCACAACGGAATAATTCTTTTAAAATATTTCCAGCAGGTGTAGTTAATATTTCTACTACACCGTGCACATCATTTCCTTTCATAGTAACTTCTACTATATTATGAGATACATTATTTAAATTAATTACAGAAGATTCAGGATGGTCTAATTCGCCTAAGGCTCTTTTTTCCCTAACGGGGCCATTAATATATTTTTTAATTTCTCTTTCAAGAATTTTTTGCTCATAGATTCTACCGTTGTGGTTTTTAACACCAGCTCTTTGGATAATACCGCTTACTCTAAGGGGTCTATTTTCTTTAATAGATTGCTCAACTAAGAGTTTATCTACTTTAAATGGCATGTGTTCTATAAGTAATTGTTTCATCTTCCTTGTCCTCTATTTAATTTTCTATAATTTTTAGAGCTTTTATGGTTACTATGCTTAGTTTTAGCATGAATACCTGGTCTATTTACTTTACTATTGTTTTTATTAAAATCAAAGGCATTAATTTTTCTTGGCATAACTATTAATTTTTACGTTTTCTTTTTTTTCCGAATGCAAAAGGAGTACTGTAAGCTTCAGAAGATCCAGGATTAAAAGAAGCACCAGTTCCTAATGTACTAGCTTCTTCTAACTCTGTTTTAATGAGTTCGCGAATAATATTCCTAAGTTCATCTATTTTCATTATAATGATTTTAATTCATTAACCAATTCATAATAATTTAAAAGGTTAATTACATTATCATCATGAACAGATGATTTTTTACATAGAGGTTTTATTAAACCTACTATTTCATTTAATTTAATTTGGGTAACTTTATCTGTATTATTAGATAATTCTTTAATTTCAGCTTTTACTTTATTAATTTCTTCATTAATAAAACGCTTTAATTTAGGGCTATTAGAAATGTTATAAACATATTCTTTTAATAATTTTCTTTGACTATTACTTAACCTAGAATATTTTTCATTAAATTTTTCCATTAACATTTTATAAGTAAGAGCCCTAGTTTCTTTATCAAACTTCTCATATTCTTCCATAACCATATCTTTTTTGGGTTTATTAGGAAGGCCTTTACCTATAATGTGTTCTAATATTATAACTTTAGAATCAACTATATGCAATGGGTTTGCTGTTTGATTTTCTAATAAATTATAAACACTAGCATATACTTTATAATTTGGGATTTTAGCTTTAAAAAAATCTTCTAAATTATAATTATCTTTTATTTCTCTAACTAAATTATATTTTTCTCTTCTTAAAACAGATTTATTTAATTTATTATGGGCATTAGCTAATGTTTCGATTAAAACTGTAGCGTTTGCTTCTTTATCAAATTTTTTATTTAATAAAGCATGATATATCTGATATTCTTTTAAAAGAGTAGAATTGCTACTAAAAAAGTTTTTTAAAATACCTACAGCTTTAGGAGACCTATTAGCAATAGTTTCAGACGTAATTTGTCTAGTTAACAATTCAAATAGTATCCCCGTATTTTTGTACTTGGAGTGCTTAGGTTTCATGCATGAATATTTTTATTCCTATATAAATATGTAAGGAGTTCTGAAGCTTATTCTTTTATAATATTTTCTTCATCTAATAAAGAATTTTTACTTTCTTCATTTAGAACTTTTTTCCCTTTAAGTCTACTTAAAGATAGTTTTTTTAAAATTCTAGAATTTTCTTCTAGGGCAAAAGTAGAAACATCATTAGTTCTATTAGGAGTATCATCAGCAGTTAAACCTGCTTTACCTAATGGATCTCTACCTGTATTGGCTTGATCAGTATCATAACGGCTTAATTTTATAGCGGGTCTTCCTGGTTTTTCTTCATCATACCCATCAGGAACATCTTTAATTGTTTTATCTCTTTTAGTAGAATATAAACCTGCTAAATCGTGAGGAGTACCATATGATTCACCTGATTCTACAGGATCATTACCCTCGTTTTCTATTTGATTAAGCCTAAATATATGAGCGGCATCATCTAGTGCTTTATTTCTTTCAAAATCTATTTCTGCCTCTGATAAATTAAATATATTTTTATATATAAAATCAGAAGATAATATCTTTTTATCTGAAATAGAATTAGCTAATTCAACTTTTGATTTATATAATTCAGTTTTTTCTTGTTCAAATACAATTGAAGGACCTGTTAGTTCTAATTCAAAATCCACTAAATCGGCGTCAGTAAACCCCTGTGTATATAAATGTACTAATGCTATTTTATGTAATTCTGATACAATAGTTCTTTGTAAACGTTCAATTGTACGAGCAAAACGAATATCCATTGCCGCTAATGTAGATTTACCTTCAAGATTTTCATCATATCCTAAAAATGCTTTTGGTATTTTAAGGGCAGCCAACATTCGATTTTTTAAGTATTCAATATCCGTAGTGCCATCATAATCTAATCCTTTTGTAGTTTCAATCTTAGTAGATGAATCATTACCTCTAACCGGGATATAAAAATCCTCAGTCATATTTTGGATATTAAACTTTAAGTTATAGTCACCTGTATTTTGATCCACATATGGTGTTTTTTTCATTTGACGTACTGTCTTTTCCATAAACGAATCAATCTCATTCGGGGGAATACCTCCCACATTCATATAAAAAATTCTTTTTTCTGGTGCACGCATAATTCTATGAATAAGCATCGCATCTTCCATTAAAATAAGTTGTTTAAATACTTTACGAGCCGGTTCAAGATAAGAACGGCCATAAGGAAGATATGCGGCATCAGATAATAATCTGAAGTGGGCTACCTCATAATTTTCTAATTTCATTTGATCACTTCTTCGGGCACTGTAAGTATTAGATTGTGATAAACCATTAGGATCCAAAATATATTGTACATAGTTAGGATTTTCGGGATCAGCACCTTCTTCTCTTACTACTTGATATACTGAAAGAGGTAAAACATTATAAACACCAAATTTTTCTGAAATTTGAAGGTGTAAATAAAAATCTCCATACTTACACATTTGACGAACCCAAGAAGGTAAATTAAATTCAACATTTAATACATCATAAAATAAATTATGAAGTACACGTTTAACATTTTCATTAGATGATTTAATAGTTAAAACATCACCATATTCATTTTTAAGAGTTGCCTCTTCTGAAATAATATCAAGTGCAGGTGCGATTAATGAATCATAATCCATTGCCTCATAATCACTATACAACTGAAGTCGCATAGATGAATAATTAAGTGTGGGGTTATATTGTAAAGAAGAACCTACAGGTCTATGTAATCTTGTAAATCTATCATATAATGAATTGGATTCTAAATTACCGTATTTTTGAATACGATCAACATCCATTACTTTTAATTGTTTTCCCCCAATGTTTCTTATGATAACATCGTTAGAAAACAATCGTCTTAATCTTGTAAATAAGCTAGTATCTGCCATATTTATTATTTATTGTGTGTGTATAAATATTTAACCTAAAAGCCAAGACAAATCTTCATCTTTTCCTCCTACTTTCATTTTATATGCTTGTTTAGGATCATTAATTTTAGTTGAACTAAAAAATGGGTTATATGAAGCCTTAGTAGTATTATTAAGCATAGCTCGGGTTAAATCTACTCCTTGTTGGGCAAACTTTAATGCAGTATCTCTAACATAACATGCTGTAGCTATAGACATAGTTAAATCATCATTATATCCTGTTTGGGCTTCAGGTCTACCATTTTTCCAAACAAATGTTCTTAATTCATCTAATGTGCGTCTCGACTGGATTTGTATACTTTGTTCTTTAATATATGCATCTAGTTTAGCAATTGTTAATGGTCTAGTTCTAAGTGACATAGTAAAACCAGGTACCATTTTTGATTTATCTATTAAATCATACCCCTTAGCAATATATGCTTCTGCATCACGAGTAAACTTTTCGTCTTTAGGGCTATAATATAAATTTTCATAACCCATATCAATTACTTCTTGTATAGTAGCCCAACCAATATTTGCATTTTCAATTACAAGTAGCGCTTTATTATACTCAGTTGCTATATTAAATAATATGCGGCCAAAATCTTTAGTTGGGATTTGGTCTTTAAATTCAGCTACTTGGGTACAAGTTTCAATATCTATAATGTGAAATGCTGAATAGTCTTTTGAATCACCTCTTGCTACATCAGCTACAACCATATATTGCCTAGTATAATCAGGATATTCCCAAACCCATAAACTACTATTTATACCTCTTTTTTCTAAAGGGTCTTTTAACATTGTAGCTTCAATATGATTTATTACTTCAGGTGGGAATACTGTATCTCCTGAGGTAGTAAAATCACAGTCACATTCTTGTGCTGCCATTCTATCCCCTAATTCATCATCTTGTTTATCTCTCCACTCTTGATTTCGTTCTGGGTGCACCGTCCATGGTAATCTAATAGGAGTAAATCCACTAGTGCCATCTTGTGCTTTAGCCCATTGTCTATGGAACCAGTTACCAGTACCATTTGGTGTAGATAATATAATTGCCCTACCACCAGTAGCAAGTGTTTGCTGTGCTGAACCCCAAATTTCTTCAATTCTATTTTCTTCAATAAATGCTGCCTCATCAATTACTAGGAGTGAAATTGCTTCTGATCTACCAGCATCGCCTGCTGCAGATACTGCTTTAATTTGGGATCCATTTTTAAGTCGTAGTGATAATCGGTTATTTTCTACTGTGGGTAATTTTAACCAACTAGGTAACTGATCATACATAAATCGTACTTTAGTTACTAGGTTTTTAGCTGTTTCTTGTTTTGTTGCTATTACAAGGATGTTTTTATCCTTTTGAAACAACATCATGTGTAAAGCTATACCTGCTGAAAGTGTCGAAATACCAAGTTGTCTTGATTTTAGAATTACTGACTTATCGTGTTTATTTAGTAGCCCTAATACTTTTTCTTGGAATGGGTATAGATTAAACTGTGTTCTACCTCTTGTTGGATGTTGAATCCAACAATATTTTTTCATAAAATAAACAGGATCGCTTGCTGATTTGACAAATTCCTGCTTTATAATTGCTTTAATATCTGCCATCGTATATACGTAGCTAAAAAGAAAGGGGACCGAAGTCCCCTTAAATTTTATACTTAGTTAAGTTAAACTTCTTTAATCGTCTGTTCTTACAAATAAATCGTCTCCTTTAACCATATATGTAAATGAAAGACCATCGACTTTATAGTTTACAGATCCACCTAATTCTTTAACAGCATTTTTAATTTGATTATGAGCAGCAATTTGTCGAGGTTCAAATCCTTCAGAATTACCTGTGACATTAAATGGGCCTCCTCCTGGGTTTTCTGGTAATAAACTGCCATCTTCTACCATGTCTTTAGCTACTCCAGAAAGCATACTCATAAGTTTTTCTCTACTTTCGTTAAGACTTAGTTTTTTTTTGAATATCACTTTCAGTGATTAAACCAGCTAATTTTTGAAAGCGAAGTGTAGATTCGTTAAGTGCTATATCATCTTCTTCTAATTCAACTTCATCAATAGCTGCGTCAATAGCATCTTCTTCTACTGCGTCTTCAGCTACAGGTAAATCTTCATCAACTACTTCTTTTTTTTCTACTTTACCCTCCATTTTAGATCTTTCTTTTTCAAGCTTAGCTTTAGCCTTTTCAAGTTCTTTAAGTTGTTTACGAACTTCTTTAACGGCATTTTTATCCATCATGTCTCTAAACTCATTATCTTCATCAATGCGAGTTAGACGACCCTCTGTTTCTTCAATCATTTCAGCAATAGCTGATAATTTGGTTTCAAGAGCTGCAATACGCCCTTGATTTTCAATTTCTTTCATCTTTTTAGCTAATGGGCTTTTAGCTTCTTTAATTACTTGTTTAATGTATTTTTCTAATTCACTCATGGTGTTGTTGTTTTCTGCTAATGGGTCGCTTAGATCAATGCTGCCTCCTAAGCCTAAGGCATCTAAGTCAGCCATTGGATCGTCTGACATATCAAATTCTGCGTCTCTTCTCTTTCTACCTCTAGTTTCAGGAGCATTTGGATCGCGAGTTGGTTCCATTGCTTTTTTAAGTTGAGAAGTTAATGTAATTAAACCTTTCATTTCAAGCGCTTTTAAGAACTTATTTGCTTGGGCCGGGCTACTATAAGAGGTAGCAGCAATTACATCCTTAGAAGTAAAGCCCTCGGGCTTAAGCATTGCTGTAGCTAGGGCTTTTATTTCTTCTGGGGTAAACCGCTTTTTGGGGCGTTTTTGTCCTGGAGATTTAAATGTTTTAAGAACATTATTTACGCGCTGCATAAATTGAAGAACTTGTTTTAAATCAGCTTCTTGGCTTATTTTGAACACATTAGATGTGCGAGCCATTTCTTCTAACTCTTCTTCCTCTACAAAGCTAGGTTTACCAAATATAGCATCTTGTTCATCATTAAAATCTCTTACCATTTCCATTTCATCCTCAAGAGAAAAATCTTCCCCTTCAGCATCTGCAGCTCTTTTATCATCCAATTCTTCATCGTCTATAAAAGATTGGGCAGCCATCATTTCAGGGGACATTCTCATATCCTCTAGAGTAGCTTCAATTTCTTCAAGTATAATCTGCTTGATATCAGTTTTATTCATTTTGCAAAAATATTGTTGTTAACAATAATAAATATATAAAACTTAGTCAGGCAATGTATAATTCATAGTATTTATTAAAACTATAGTACCTATAAATCCCCCTGCTACACCTACCCACGGTCTATTATACCACTTATCAACTCTGTCTAAGCGGTAAATGTATAAATCAATTTCTTCGTTTAATAATTTTATTTCTTGGTCCTTATATAGAATTATAAGACTATCTTGTTTAGCTAATTGTTCGTGTAGCTTGATTTCAAATTCTAATTCTTGAATTAAAGCTGCTTTAACCGAGTCTTGTATTTCAAGGGTATCAAGAGCAAGAAAAAATTCCTCTAACTCATCCGCAGGAATTTTTAAAGTATCTTGTTGAGCATAAAAAATACTAGATAAACCTAAAGATAAAATTAATAATAAATTTTTCATTTTTTTCTTCTATATTTTTTCTTAAAATCACCTGTTACTTTCTTAGCATTACCTGTGTTTTTAACCTGTGTTTTAGCTTTAACAACTTTTTTCTTTTGTGTGTTAATTGCTTTTTTAGTTTCAGCACGCTCTGCTTCTACTTTTTTAGTTTTAACCCTAACTTTTTTAATTTTATCTTGGGTTTCTTTAACCTTTTTGTCGTGCTCTTTTTTCTTTTGAGTAGAAGCTACTGCTGCCGCACCACCAAGCATTGCAAGTAATCCTATTATCCATTTCCATAATTTCATGATTAGAATGTTACTGTTTTTAATATTTGTTTAATTCGTTCTTCTGTAGAACCTTTAATTGTTGTATAAAAACGACGATGTTTTTTTAATAATTCTTGAATACATACGTCAATTTCATTTCTATATTCTAAATTAGTTTCCCTTACACCATTATCTTCCATATCCATGCCTTCTGGAGAAATATAAAATAAATAATCGTATAAATAAACAAAACGTTGAGCATATGCTTCAAAAGCTTCTCCATTTATTATACTAGTTTTTCTAGCACATTTAGTAAATGCCATTACATCTATAATAGTTCTATCTGTAACTATATTAGGTTGCATTAATTCACTTACACGTTCTGCTAAGAATACTGTCTGTCCCTCTATAGTTGTTTCATGGTTTAGAGGTATACCTAATGAATTAAGGTATGCACTACGTTCAGTAGCAAAATTATAATTTTTTAGTTCAGGAATCTCCTGAAGAGCTTTAACTAGTGTAGTTTTACCTACACTCATTGTTCCACAAAAACCTATTTTCATTATCCTGCGTTTCTACCTTTAAATCTTGGGTCTTTATACCATGGTAAACCCTTACCATCTCTTTTTCTTTCTTTCCATTCTTCTTCAGAATATTGTATACCATAAATATAATACTCTCTCTTACGGTTATCACCCTCTGGTATAAGAGCTGGTCCTTCCCAGTTATGAAGTTTATTATCCCAATAGTATGCTATAGTACCTTCAGGAGTTTTTAACTTTTTAGATTTAGGAAAATCTTCTACTCCTCTAGCTCTATTCTGTTCTTCAATAGCTTGTACTTCTTTAAGTCTTTTTTCTTCTTTATCCATTATTTAAAATTGATTCTGCAACATATGTACCTTGTGCTCCACTTACTGTAATACCTCTTGCTGAGAGAGCATCGCCTACAAAGTGGACATTTGGTCTTGTTTTAAGTGATAAATTATCATAATCTACAAGTGGTTCTGGTGATAAATATTTTACTTCTGGCATATAAACACCCCAATCATTTCCTAACGTAGGGAATATTTTAGTCATATCTTCAATAAAATCTTCAATATAAACAGCATTATCACCAATAGCATCATATAATGGATCCAAACTATTTACAATTTCAGTTTTAACATATTCGCCCTCACTCGTTTTAGATGGTACTCTATGGCTAGGTGAATAATAAGTACCCGTACCATCAATTTGAAGTTTTTTAACCGCTTCACGTGACCAATCAAATGGTTTATCAATACCTCTAATTTCCATTAAAATACCAAAATTAGTCATATCATTGCGATATGCTTCATCTTTTTTAGCATGGCCATTATAGCTGTGATCACCATATGTTTCCTCTACAGCTACATAAGCTGCATTATTATTAGTACAAAACGACCTTAATGATACACCCTTATCTTCAAATTTACGATATAATTTAAAGTCATAACTGATATCAATCAATTTTTGGAAATGTTTTTGTGGTGCTTCAAAACGTACACCAATTTGTACTGGTTTTGCTTCAGTTGGTAATTCATAATGTTCCGCTAAACGCTTACCAAAATCAATACCTGATTTACCTACACCAAAAATTAAACGATTATAGTCAAGAGTACCTCCACCTTTACGATCTCTATTAACATATTCAAAGGCAACTTTATTATCTTCAAAAAATACTTTAGTTACTTTAGTATTCCAGTAAAAATTAACACCTTTATTACAAAGGAAATCATACCAGTTTTTACCAATTTCATGTAAGTAATCAGTACCCACGTGCCATACTGGAAATAAACGTAACCCAAAATATGGTTTAATAAATTCAGGTTCTGCAACGGGGTTTGAACACTGCACCGCTTCTGGTTTAGGATGGAATCGTTTAAAATTTTCAATTACCTCGCTAAATAACGACATAGCTTTATCTTCACCGCAATATTTGGACATATGCCCCCCAATTGAAGTATGATATGTTAACTTGCCGTCACTCCAGCCTCCTGCGCCCATAAACCCAGTCATTACTTCTTCTGGTTTACGCTTATATGGATCATTACCCATATCAATAATGGTAATTAAATCACCAGGATAACCATTATCTACTAATTTTGTTGCAGCGTTTACGCCCGCTACACCGGCTCCTATGATTACTAGTTTTTCCATGTTTAAACTTAAGTTATTTAAATATACGAACATAAAGTGTGGCCTCCAAATGGAGGCCACAGCTCTCAGTTCTAATTTTTCGACTGGCTATGAATCAGTCTATACGTTATTACATATATTATTCTTGTTGATACTTAAAATTATCTTCAAAGTCTCTCATAAGCATATTACCTTTTAAATATGCTTCCATTTCCATTTTACGTAAGTGATCGTCTTTTTGGGCATATTGAGGATCACTCGAATCACCTAATTGTAAATCACCACGTTCATTTTGTACATGATGAATTAATTCATGAGCAAATGACCTAAGTATATCTTTAGGATGACGACCTGATATAAATAATACAATTTTTAATTCAGAAGGATCATAAAAAGCAGTCCTGCCTAAAGTCATAGCACCATTTTCTTTATCCTGACGTAGGAATAATTTAGGTGTAGTGCGTATGTTAAATTTTTTAACCGCATCTTGATAAATACCTGCTGCTGCTTGTTGAAATTCCGGATTATTATTCATTATACTTCAGGTTCGTCTGCGGGTTCGTCTACAGGTTCTGCAGCAGGTGTATCTGGTTTAGCGACTGGAATATCTGTTTCAGGTTCTTCATCTGATTTAATACTGCCTTTTTGCATTAATTTTTCAAGCTCATATTTTGCACCATTTAAATCATCTTCTCTATCTAAATCAAATAAAATGCGGTTAATATCGGCCTGCATAAAATCACCATTGTCTATAATATTAAATGATTGACCATTATCAAGAAAACATTTAAAAACAGGTCTAGGTGCTTTAATAATTTTAACATCAGAAATAGCAGAAGGTGGAATTCCTAAAGTACCCGGGCCTAAGGCATCATAAGCACCCGGAGATAGTTGACGAAGTTGATATTCACGTTCTTCGACTAATTGTCTAACTTTACGTCTAATATGTTCTCTAATTAATTGTTTCATTTGTTAGATACTATATCTGGTTTTCTACCTTGTGCTGATCGTTTTTTTCCTTTACCTGGTCTAAAATCTTTTTTCTGTCTACCACCTACTCCTTTTATTTGTCCCTTACATACTTTGACTGCTCTAGCCATTAAAAACGGATTATGTTTTTCACCTTGTCGTTTTCTTTTAGCTATATAAGCGTATCCTCTTTTGCATAATGCTTCATCTAAATATTGTCTAATATATTCTCTTAATATATTATTCATTCTTCTTTCATTTTAGATCTTTGATAATCTAAGTAATGAAAAACTGAAGACATATAATCAGAAGCTTTAGTTAATTTAGCTTGAACCCATGATTCTAATTGGGATTCATCTTCAATCATATCACAAAGAGCAACAGCATATTTTTTCATTTTAAGCATTTGGCTTTTAGCCATCCCACCTTCGTAATCCATACCATCGTCGCCCAAGTAATCAGGTGCATCTGGTTGAGGTAATTCCATTTGCATATCTCTAATATCTAAATCAGCTTCTTCAAGAAAATCACCTAATACCTCCATCGCATCGGGATCAGTTTTCCAATTGTAATTGAGGTTATCAAGTTTTACTTTTAGTCTTCCTTCGATTTTATCGGCTAAGCCACCGTTGCCATCTTTAAGGGCCTTATCTCTTTCCATTTTGGCTTTTGAAATCATGGCTTTGATATTTCTAATGTCTTTAATTTCTTTAAATAAAAGTGTAGTACCGTCAATTTCAACTTTACCTTTATTATGAAGTTTTGCCATTAATGCTTTAGTGATTTTAATTACTTCATCCCTAGATTTACCCTCTTTCATGTGTTTTTGGATAAGGTGCTTTAAATCAACTTTAAATTTAGTATCAGGATCTATTCTAATATCATCCTTATCTTTATCTTTAGGGGCTTTATATTTAAATTCTTCTTTTTCACCTTCTCTCATTGGGGTAGCATTATCAAATTTTCCTGTATCTAAAAAGATTAGTCTTTTAGTTAATAATTTTTGAATAGAATCTTGTTTAGCAGGTTCTGCTTGTTCATATTCGGCTTTTAAACGTTGAACAACAGGATCACTAGAATTAATTTTATTTACTAATAATAGACTTGCAAGCATAGCAGCACCACCTAGAGCATTAGCTAATTTACCTTCCTCAAGATTTTCTTTTTTCATGGCTTTGGCTACCGCTTTTCTTCTATTAGCTAAATATTTATCTGTTTTATTAACTTTACCATCATTATTGATGTCATCGTCTTCTTTTCCTACTGGATCAAGTTTTTCATCAACAGAATCTACTAATTTAACCATAACCCCTTTTTTTGCTAAAGCTTCTGCCTTAGCGGGATCGTCAGTGACTACCATATTTTCGTCTAAAAAGCTCATGTTATTATTTTATTTAAATTTACAAGCTGCTACTTTATTTGCCCAAACACCTGATGCGACTAAAAATCCTAAAGCCCACCAGCCATTAACTCCAAATAAGCAACCCGCTCCTACTGCTAATACATATCCTCCATAGCACTTAACATAACACTTAATTTTATCTAGTAAACCAGATTCTTTAGCATCAGCATAGGCGTCTAAAATTTTATCATCAACGTCTGTTTTTTCTAAGGCTTCTTTAATTTTACCTAATAACTTTTCATCAACTTCAGTTTTATCAAGAAGTTTTTTAACTTGGGTTTTTACATTTACTTTTCTTGCCATAATTATTTCTTTTTAAAGCTAACCTTAGCTTTTTTAGTGTTTCTAACAAATTGTTTACCCTTTTTACTACCTCTAACTTTTTTTCTAGCTGTAGCTCTACGTTGGGCTTTAGTAAGTGATTGGGCTTTAGCACGAGGTAAGCAGCGTTGTGTTGCTTTACCCTTAGGCATTGTTCCGCACTTACCCGCTATGTTACCTTGGGTGTCAATTCTAACCCAATCTTCTTTTTTAAACCAATTTCTTAAACTTTCGTCTACAGGATTTCCTAAATCTATACCATCTAAAAATTTAAAATCTTTTGGGTCAATTGATTGTTTAGATGCCCCATGATCCTTCATAGCTTTTTCTATAGCTTTTTTTCTTTCTTCGGGGCTTAGTTTTGCTAAAGCTTTTTTAGCATATATATCTCCCATAGAGGAATAAGTTTTTCCCTTAATAGTAATAGGTATTGCTTTACGAGATACTTCATTAATATTTTCATATTCTGCTATTATAGCAAAATGTGGGTCATTAAATAATGTTTCTTCTAAATGTCTTAAAGTTTGGGTTCTTAATTGTTGATATAACGCTTCATTAGTTCTACGTTTGCGTTTTTTCTTTCTATAAGATTTTTTTCTTTTACCACCTGCTCCTTTAATTTGTCCTTTACATACTTTTACAGCACGTCCCGAAAGATAAGCAGATGATTTTTCTCCGGCTCTTTTACGTGCAGCTATATAGGCTTTACCACGCTTACATAATTCTTCGTATACTAATTCTTCGATTAGTTCATTTATTATTTCATTTAAACCACCAGGAGTTTTTAATTTTTTACCTGTTTTAGCATCTTCATTATAACCACAAGATCCTTCTTGTGCTACTTTTTTAGCTCTTTTAGTTGCAGTAGCATACATAACTGCTTCGGCATCATCACCATAGCGTTTTTTAAAATCAGCTTTAGCTCCCTTTAAGTCTTTAACTATACGCTCTTTGGCTTTAGCTTCAGGTTTTGTTAGTTTGCGTTCTTGCATGGTTTAAATATACTAATCATTAATGACCCATCTCCTTTTATAAGACGATGCCATTGGTGTCTCCTAATAAATATAGGACTGTTTAAAGAAACAGGTAATTGATCCTCAAATTGAAATTGCCAATTAGTGTTACTAAGAACTGTAATAGTTCTATCTTCATCATCCATATGCCATTTTAAATCTTCGGGTTTAGTTGTAGCAGGGAATAAACGACTTATAGTACTATCCGATTCTATAATATCAGTATATGGCTTACCAGAAAGTTGAGGCAGGAGTTGCAAGACCCAATTGTTTGTGATATCTAGGCAGGTTGCAACTCCAGTAACTAGCTTTAGTCCTATCTTTTTTATTTTTACAATCATGTCTTTTTGCAAATGCTTGTGATGCTTTTTTATTTCCTAATTTTGCTTTTAATCCACCTGAACCAAATGTAACTTTTTTAACTTTTTTAGTTCTGGGATCTCTTACATAAACATAGTATGCTTTAGGACCTCCTCGTTTTGGTTTATTTAATGGTGGGTTTTTCTTTTTCTTTTTAGGAGCTTCCATAATATATGGTAAATCAAGAGGTACTAATTTACCTTCATATATTCCTTGACGACCCGCATCTGTATGCATGTAATATTCATCTGCTTCAGATAATTGGATTTTATCTAATTCCCATAATTTTCTAGTTTCTGCAAATAATTTTACATGGGCATTAGAACTAATCCTAAAAATTGATTCACCTAGAGGGATTTTATTATCTAAATGGTATTGTAAATTTTCAGATACTTTAACTCCTTCATTAAGTGTAGTACCTGTAGTACTCGTGCACCCACAATCTTTTTTACCAAATAAAAGTTCTTTAAGTTTTATCATTATTCCTATATTTTTCAATATTTTCTTTTGCTATTAAAACTGATTTTTTAATATCTTTAGATAATTGTTTTTTATCTAATCCTCCTTTCCATCTTTCTATTTCTCCTCTTTCAGAAACAAATTGTGTATTAGATGAATTTATAGCTTCTATAAGATAGGATTCTAAATGATCAACATAATCATTTGTATTATTAGCTATAGTATCCCTTTCATATTTTTCATATTCACCTTTTATTTGTAATTTATGTTCCATTTTTACAACACAATCAAAACATTTTTTATGAATATTATACATTTTAGTATCAATACTTCGTTTCATTAAAGATCCACATTCGGGGCAAAATAAAGGTAAAGTAGCTTCTTTCCTAGCTTTATCTAACTTAGTATAAGTTTGTTTAATACCATCTTTAATAGTCCATTTTTTACCTCCTTCTTCCCAAATATCACCTTCTTTATAACTTTCTTTTTTAGTCGTGTAACCAACTTGTAACTCTGCAGAATCGTTTGCTTTACCCTTAATAAGGTTACGCATACGTTCTACGTCTTTTCTTTTAAATTCTTTATTTAACATCGATTATATATATAAAAAGGCCTCTCCCTAGTGTAGGAAGAGGCCCTTATAAAGCAAAATTAATGATTAATTAGATTGAGTATCAATCGATTGCTTAGTGTAGGGGAGTGGAGCAGAAATATTGGTAAATAATTCTTGAGCAGCACCTACTACATTATAATTAACAAATTCTACCTCAATAGAGTCACCCGCGTTTTTTCTAGAGTGACCAGAAGCATATAACCTTTGTCCTAGGGTAGTTTTGTCATTTTGAAATAAGTCTAATAATCCGGCCATGATTAATTGTTTTTATGTTATTATTTGTGGTTATACATATGTCAAAAATTAACTTACATCAAATTCTGAAGAGGTAAGTTTAACTCCATATTTTTTAAAAAATTCTCTTGCTTCAACTCCCCTACCTGCACCTACAGCATCATAAAACTCAAATAAGCCCCTTTCACCCCCATCAAGATTTATTTGTTGACGTCCAGATTCACCACTATCTACAAATAAATAACCTCTATAAATACGATCAGAAAATCCTCGGGTAGCAATATTAACTTCAATCAGTTTACCATTTATACGGTCGCCCTGTTTTATCATAATATCATTACCTACAATATTAATTTCAATATTGCGGCTAATAGTAATTTCGTTTAATATATCTTTTAGTTTCATTTTTTCTGAAAATCTGAGGATACACCTCCTGTTATAAATTTACCTGTAACTTTAAATGGTTTAGGTGAGATTTTATCATCACGTATAACTACACCTTCATGGTCATTAACAGAACCCATAGGCGAATCTAATACATCTAAAATTGCATCACCTAATTTTTCTGTTGCTAAATAGGTTATAGCTCCTTGAAGTGCTTTTTGTTTTTCTTGCTCATCATCAAATAAATCATCTACATTTTCACCCCCAAATATTGCAAAATATACTTGCTTACTTAGGGCTCCTACATCTTTAGTTCCACCGTGGGGAATACCTTCAATATTTAACTTTAGGCGATCCGTTTTAGGTATACTAGTAACTGTAGATAACCATTGGCCTAATGTTTTAGTTTGGTCTCCTTCTGCAAAATCAACAGTGTAACGGGTATTTAATGCTTTATTAAAATCTGGGTCTTTAGTAAATGTAGTGGGTACTGAACCATAAATTTCAAATCCTTTCTTTTTAGCAAACGGCTCTAATTTTTTAAGTAACTCGTCCATATCTGCTTTATCAAATGTTTTTTCAGTAGTAATACGCTTTGTTAACATTTTACGAGCACCTTGTACCTCTTTAGTTTCTACACTTAATAAACCATGTATTGCTAAGAAATTTTTACCATAGTCTTGTACATTAGATTTACCACTAACATACTCCATATTAAACATCACATTAGAGTCATTTAATAAACCTAATGCGTTTAATTCTTCTTGGATTGAAGGTAAAGCACTATTAAAAATATCTAATACATCGCCCCCAGACTTAATCATACCGTGGCCGGGTCCAAATCTATCTTCTAAATCTGCTTTAGTAACACCCTTTAAATCGAGTGCCTTTTTTGAGCCACGGTCCATGGCGAATTCCTTTTTATCGCCTAAGTTAATTAATCTAATTGACGCATTTACGCCATCTATCTTAACGCTACCGGGTGTTTTTTTAAGACTATCGGCAGCTTGTTCAAATGATTTAATTAAATCCTTACCACTGGTAACGTTAGGTAAATCAAATGGATGTGCCATATGGCCCGCTGCTCCACCTTCTTTTAATATTTCTTCGATAATCACATCTGACCACCATTCTTTTGAAAATAATTTCATTTCATTAACATTAGTTGTTGTTTTTAAGGTTTTAGCTAAAGTAAGTGCCTTATAATATTTTTGATTTTTAGGACTTCTTTTTTCCATTTTTTTAAGACGTGATATTTCTTTATTAATTAATGATAAAGGTATTTTTTCGCCCTTAGGAATACGTAATCTTTTTCTAACTGTACCTTGTTTTAAATTACCTGCTTTTTTACCTTTAGCAGCCATTTTTTCATAAGTATCTCCCTCGCCTATATTATCTTCTAAATATCCTAATTTTTTAGACTTTTTGGGGTCTCTAGTAAATGTGTCGCTTGCCTTATATCTAGTTTGTTGGACTTGATTAGCTTTGTAAGGAGGGTACATACCTTCTTTTTTTAAACGTTGTGTTTTCCTTTTAGAAGCTTCTTTACGTTTTTTAATATATTCAAAAGCGGAGCGTAGTCGTTTTTTTACTGCTGGGTCTTTAGACCTATTTAAGGCTGCTCTAACTCTTTGGTGAATTAAATTAATAATCTGTGATTGACGAGCGTGTGATTTAGCTTTAAATGATTTTTTAGATAAAGTATCTACTATATCTTGCCTAGTGCTAAATTTAACTTTTACTGTATCTGTAGGGTCTTCATCTGTATAAAGTCTACGTCCTGATCCTTTAGGTTTTTTACCTGTACCTACTTTAGGGTCACGTTTTTCATCTATTTGTGCCGCGGGTAGGTTTTTACGAGCATAATCCATCCAAGTTTGTTTTACTTTAATTTCTTCTTCATCTGTTAATACATCAAGATAATTAATTAAAAATTCATTTACTGCCTCGGTAAATGAAATTCGTTTAGTTTTCGCCCTTTTATATAAACCCTGCACAAAAGCAGGCACTTCATAGTCAAATGTAAAATACTGAAACCAAGTATATTGGCTTAATTTTTGAGAATTAGGATTAACTCCCTTAGAGAAATTAAATTGAGCTATATGTTCTAATTCATGGCGAATTGTATCTTTAATTTCAGGGATTAATTCAGTATATGCCTCTGGAAATTTATCTGGGTTATACTTAATTTTAATTTGTAAAGTATCATTATCAGCCTCGCCATCAATTATAAAGGGTAGTGGTCCTACTTCTTCGATATTAGGTTCAAATATATAATCTAATTCATATTCAACTCCCCCTATATTACCTTCACTACTTTCTTCAGTGGGTTTACCAAAATTAGCTTTAAATACATTTACTATAAATCTAGACTGCATTAGGGTTTCTTGGTCATAACGTCCTTCGTATAGTTTTCTGCGCAATCCTTTAGTTAAATTTCTAGGTACTTCTACCATATCACCTTGTGAATTAACTTTAGATAAAACTTTACGTAATTTTTTCATGTTAGCGTTATGTTTATCCATTTCTTGTTTATTCATTGTACCACCCATCATCTCATCTATGTCAGTAGGCATAGTAGTATCTAATAATTTGGTCCAAATTTCTTCTTTAATTTCTTCAGGTAAAAATTCGGGGATAAACTTAAAAAACTCTTCTTTATTATTATTTTTAATAATCTCACGCATACGCGTACCTGAAATACCACCTGCTTGAGGTGGTACTAATTTAATTTTAGCCTTAATATTGCGAGGTTCTGCAAATTTAGGAATACTGTTATATCTTCCGTCTTTAGCGTCTTTCTCTCCTATCCCTAAAATTAGCTCTGACCCCTCGGGGGCTATTTTTTCTACAAAATCGTAAACGTCCTTTACAGGAGAAGCTGCTTGTGCTAAACTAATAGTAAGTTTTTGTGCTCTTGGATCCGGGTCAGATGCTTTATAATAATTAAAAATTTCTAAAGCTAATTTGGACCCTATACCTTCTCGTTCTTTTGACCCAATTCTTACTATAACGTTATCAGCAAAATCTGCAAGATATTTTGCCATATTATAATGTCCAAGATGAGGTGGTTTAAACCCACCTGGTAAAAGGGCTACTTTCATATAAACTGCAGTTTGTTATACATATAGCTTACTGATATAAGATTTTCTTTTCTACTAATCCTTGGAATGTTAGTGGTTTTGCGTTTTGTAATACACGAGTCATTTCTTTAAATCCTAGATCACTTGGATCTTTACCATCAAGTTCTAATAAAAATATTTCCTTACCATATGCCATAAGTTCTTTAGCATACTTAAGGGAATCATTTATAGCATCTTGGTCAAGTGCAAGGTATATTTGTTTTACTCGTCCTCTAACGAGTTCTTTATAGAGTGACTTGCTGATTCGTTTTCCAAACAAGGGCACGGCATTTCGTTTGATTGCAATTGCATCAAAGGCACCTTCACAAATGATAATAGGAATATTAAAGTTACAAAGCATGTCAAAGCCAATAATATCTTTTGATGTTGGCGGAAGCTTGTGTTTGTGATAAGCTTGCGGATCAAACGAGCGACCCACCCAGTAATTGAGGATTCCTTGTCTATCATAACTTGGTATTATTATAAAATTAGCTAATTTACCCTCTTCAATATATCCGATATTATATTTTATTATATCTTGGGCTGTAACTCCTCGGGATTTTAAATAGTGATATGCTTTATCTCTAGTTAAACCTTTACTTTTAAGTAGTGTAATAAATCCCTCGGGTAATTGAAGTTGGTCTTTAGGTTTTTCTACATGTGTTGTTTTAAAATTATACTGAGCATCAATTTCTTTTAATTCTTGGAATGCTGTATAAGGAGCCTTAATGAATTTAAGGAGTTGTAGTGCTCTTGCACCTTTAAAACCACAAACCCAACATTGGTATTTTTGGGTTAATTTATTTAGTGTAAGTTTTTTCTTATGGTGGTTACAATTAGGGCAACTAAATACGGCCTCGTCTCCTCCTCGTGCGCTTTTGCTTTTTCCTAATAGACTTTCTAGCAAATATATAAGGCGATCTTCCTTCATCCCCTAAATATACGAAAGAAAGGTCAAAGGCCAAAATCCCTCTTAAAGTATCTTCCTTCGATGTTATCATTTAAATAATCTTTAGTTTCTAATACGCCTAAACTAAATAATGCTTTATTTTCTAAGTAAGTTAATTCTTTTTTAGAGTAGGCTAATTGCAAAATTATACGTTCAAAATGTGATTGATTACCACTTTTAATTTCTTCTTTAATAAATTGGTGAGAACCATAATAGGTTTTCCAATCACTTTCTTTTTGGACTTGCTTATAAACTGGTGGTCTACCTTTACCCTCCCATAGGGCGGCTTCACGTTTACCAATTTTTTTCTTTTGATTATAAATTAAGGCTTTTTTGCCTACATATTTTTTTCCTGAAGGTATGTGAGTTGTTTGGTAAACGTATCCATATGTGCCTTCGGGGAATTGTTCATAACTTTCTGGTATTATCATGTATCATATCTTACAACAAATGTTGTATCTGTTTTATCACTCATTCTAACTGGTTGACCTAATTTTCCAACTACTAATAACTCTCCTTCATCATTATATAACCCTACTGTTGTTACATATGGTTTAAATTTCGAACCTGTAGCAAAATTAGCTAATTCACCATCAGTAATAGATTTTAGTTTTCTAACTGTTGGATTTAATGTAAAGTTATATTCATGTTCATCTACTGTACAGTGATATTCGTTTTCAAAAATAAGATGGTTATTTTTAAAATCTAACGTAAATTCATTAGGTACTTGGGTAAGGAAATCTACTTCAACACTTGTAGTTCCATCTAAATCATTTTCATCTATAGTTTGAATATTGCTACTACCTCCATCTTGATTAGATATTTGAATAATATTAGCATTTGGGTTTTGATCAGATACTCCTAATATATCTTGAATTATATAAGTTTCAGGGTCAGTTGCCTGGGTAGCAAAATTATCAAAAGTAAAGGTGCCTCCGACTAATTGTTCTGTTACTCCAACAGCATCTACTAAATTAGTGGCATTAAAAGTTATATCTCCCGGAGTAACAGATGATGATGGAGATGAACCAGTTGCCTGTGAAGAGCCTGTTATGAATAAAACTTGGTCTATTTCTATCTTTCCATCACTTGTTCTATCTATTATACCTATATCTTGTTTACCTGTTGTAAACTGTAAACCTAAAATTCCCTCATTAGAAGTATGTGACGAAGTAATTTTTAATTTATTACTAGAAAAACTAGTAAACGGACTAAATTCACCTGCTGAAATAGTAGGACCACTAGATATATTCGAACCCGAAATAGCAGCAAGTGCTATAAGGGGATTAAAACTTTGGGTGTAATTTAAAGAAGCAGTTACTGTCCCATTAGGATAATCATTACTTAATGTTCCACTTACAAAATATTTAAAAGTTATAGAATCTATTTCAGGGGTATTAGGTATTCTAAATTCTGCATTTACTGCTTGGGAACCCGCGTTATCAAAAAACTCTTCAGCTAAAGTTCCAGCATTAAATCCACTAGTTTTATCTATTTTATATCCAAGCCCTAAGTTTAATCCTGGATCGTTTGTATTTGTTACACTTGTGACGTTAGTAGCTACAGTATAAACTTTACTAGCTATAAAAGCATCTAGCCCTGGAGGTGTAAATGAAGCACTAATTTGGAAAGGCCCTTTTTCAAAGAAATTAGTAATAAAAGGTTGTACTGCTATTGAGCTTGTTATAAAAAAGTCTGTATTTAAAGTAGCTGTTACTCCATCATCTGATATACTAATTATACTAGCCGTAGATTGACCAGTACTAAATGGGTAATTAGCAGTACCCTGATCTACATGGGATGAAGATATTTCTACAAAATGACCTGCTGTTATTCCATTATCTTCTGTAAAAGTAGATCCATTTGCAAGAGTAATTTCGTTTGAGCTGCTTAATTTAGTTATACTAATTTTATTTATATCAAAAGTATTAGTTCCAACTCCCGCAAATGGGTTTTTACTAAAGCCCCCAGACTCAAATGAAGCCGCAAATGTACCTCCACCCAGAGCTTCAATTTCACTTGAAGCCGATACTGATTTAAATACAAAACTAATATTATCGGTCTCTTCTAATACTCCTAAAGTTAATGGGTTTTCATTGAAGATATTAACATCATCTAAAAGATGTGGGGCTAATCTAGTCCCACCATCATTACCACCAGTACTGCTATTAGGATATAAAACACCATTTTTAAAAACTTGTACTGCTACTTTATTTCTACTACCTAATGCAAAAGTAGTTAAATTTACATTATTAATTGTATATAATCCTTTATTTGGTGGTGTAAAGCTTGAAGTAACTTCTACATTAGCCTGTATGTCAATACTTGCTGTAAAAGCCATAGATTCGGTTACTAATATTCCTGAGGTTGTACCCTCATTTAATGTATCAGTGGTGTTACCAAATCTTACTTTATTTCCAAAACTTCCATCTAAATTTTCAACAGTTTCAATAAAATTAGGGTTAAGAAAATTTCCAGCTATTTGGGTCTGATTATTTCCTAAATTAGCATTTTGGATTAAATCACTATCAAATGTAAGTCCTAAATTAGGAATAATATTTGATTTTAAAAGATTTTCTTCTGTATTAGCTATTACTAATTCAAGATAAGAGTTACCTAATTGTTTATGAATTTTATTTGAACTGACTAGAGGGGGTGTTCCTACTATATTAGAAATAGTATAATTATCAGGTATACTAAATTTTTCTATTAAAATATTTCTTAAAGAAAACCCATGAGATTGAGGAACTCTTAAAATATTAGGTTGGTTATTTATTGGGTCTATATCTCCCCCTACCATTATTTGTAAAAAGAACTTAGTATTATTATCATTATTTTGAACAATATTACTAGGTACTACATAATGTCCTATTAAATCTTCATCTGAGTTTGAGGTTGATGATTGGTAAGAATTATCTTCACTTTTAAATTCATGAATATTTAAAAGTTCATGGTCAAGATTAGGCCCAAATTGTCCTATTGTTTCATCTTGCCTAAAGAGCATAATGTAAAGCCTTGCAGCTTCAAACTGACTATTTGAAGGGTTATTACCAGCAGTATTAAAACTTCCTGATGTTAAACGATTTGCTGTGTTGCTAAAGTTTAAGTTATTTCCAGTGCCTGCTTGTTTAGTTTTTATACCATTTACAGTGTATTTAATTATTTCACCAGGTTTAGCTGTAATAGGGTTATCCGTAGTGTTAGTTCTTACTTTATGAGTACTGTAAAATCCGGCGTTTCTACCCTGATCTATTACGTTTATTTTAGGTGGGCCACATTGAATAGTGGTGTTTCCTCCACCAACTTTTTTAACAACGAATCTAAATTGTATTTTAGGACCTAAATTTAAATTATTGGAATCACTTCCCCCATAATGTTCATTTGTAAGGAATTGATTATCGGTAGATGATAGTCCAAATCTATAATCTATATTATATGTGTTATTAGTAGTAGTAAGTGAAAATGCATTAGCATTGCCATCTAATTCACTTACTTCAGTAAAGCCTGATAATACTGAACCATCGTGTTTTAAAATTCTTCTTTGTAATTCAATTATAATTGTGTTACTTGTACCACTTGTTTTAAAACCTTCAAAAGAAAATCTATATTTTATATTGAGTGGGGATCTAGAATATCTAGCAAAAAACTTATTACTATTTCCATTCTTAGCCATGTGGCCTAATTGGAATGTGCCTTGTTCATCATTATCATTATTTCCAAAAGTACCAGCATTAAAGTAAACATCTGCTCTATTAAAACCAATAGTATCGTTTCCCTCGGGTCCATAAAAATCTTCATACTTAGTAGTTGAAGGCATTGCGGCATTTAAAACTTCGCCATGGGTCCCATTATTAAATGAAATAGAACTGCCTAAATTATTATCTGCTCCAAATAAATTTTGGGTTTTTTGGCTTGTATTCATTGTAAATGTATTTACAACACCGCTATTCATAGCCATTTCAACACGAGGTAAATCTCCTACAAAAAATGGAGCAACCATCCCTGCTGAACCACTAAAGGTTATTTCACCATCTCCATTAGCAGAAGCTATACCATTATTTGGGTCTGTGTTAACCGCAGTAAATCCGGATGCACCCTGTATTTGAAATATAGTATCTGCATCTAAATCGTCTACACCATTGAAATTAAATGGGTTACCACCACTACCACCACCAAGCGCTACCTCTTCTGGTTCAGTCCACCTTTCATCAGTAATTGTAGTAGGTGTTACAGGGTCAATAGTAAAAGATGCTGTAAATGTTTTAGGATTAGTTAGAGAAACTTGTCTTCCCCCGACTATTGAGGTCGTTTGTGTAAGAGAATCGTTATCTCTATTATTTACAGTATCATTAGAAGAAGTAAAAAGATCAGCTGTACTAAAATCTGATGTACTATCTAGATTTAATTCTAAGGATGAACTTTTTATAGTAAGTAAAAAATCAGAAGAAGCTACTGATGAAGTGGGTAGAGAAACTAAACTTATTTTATTATTGCCTGTATCAAAACTAGCGCTTACTTTAGTAGTATCAAAATTTAAACTATCAAAAATATTTTGTGCAGTGAATATTCCAAGAGTTTCTTGAGGGGAAACAAAAGTAAAATTAGATCCACTAAATGTCAATTCTTCGGGAAAGTCATTTATAGTTTCTTCACCCACATTAAATGAAGTAGGCAATAATGTAATAGTTTCAGTTTGGTTTTGTAAAGTGGTTAAAGTATTGTTATTAACAGTAGGTGATGTTAATGTAGCAATACCCTGTTCATAAAATATATTACCAACAAAAGGTGTTCCAGATATTGAAGATGATACGTTTTTAATTTCTTCATGGGTTAGACCTTTATTAAAGATCATTATTTGAGAAATTTTATGTTCCTTATTGTAGGAAATGTTTTCTCTAGTTCCTCCTTGAGAACCAATAAATAAATCTGCTTCGTTTTTACATAAATCAGTAGAATCAATAGTGGAATTAGATCCAGAATTCCCATTTATGAATATTTTTAACTCATTATCTTTTTTTCTTACAGCAACGTGAGAAAAAGTATTATTAGTTAAAGCAGCATCATAGGTAATACTTGAGTTATTGTCCTGATCTGATCTGGAAAATTTAATTTTATTAGAATTATCTAATAATACTTCAAAAGGAAATGCTCTGCCTGCGTCTACTTCTTTTGGTTGTAAAAAACTAGCAGAACCATGAGTTGAAGATAAATTTCCATTTGTACTAGATTCAGGGGTTTCTACTATAGTTTTAGTTTTAGATTTTCCTAAAATAAATTTAGGTCCATTAGTTGAAGTAGGTTTATACCAAAAAGTTATAGTAAAATTTTCGTTTCCAAAATTATAATTTTTACTATGGGGTGCTTTAATATAACCATTATCTAATGTTATTACTGGACAGTTTAATACTGTATCTTCACTAAATGAACAGCTAATATATTCAATAATGTTTGTATATAAGGAATCATCTAATTTAATATCGCTAAATGTTGAAGAAAAATTAACAATTTTTTCTCCTGTATCAGAATTTCTAGTTAAATCAAAATATTTATGGCCTTTTACTGGTCCTAAATAAAATGGTCTTTCTTTATCTTTGGGAAAATTATCTAAATTAGAAGTTTTACTATATAAATTTCCTTTTGAATCATCTATATAGTTGTTATTAAAATCAAATGTTCCCTTTTGTATTCCACTACCGAAATTTTTCTGGGATATAGATATAATAGTTGCTTTATTGTAGAGTCTTTTTTCTTGTTGGTTATATTCTAACCCTCCTAATAAATTACCATAATTAAATATAGCATCATTATAAAATAAATGATCTAATTGAAAATATTTTTTATGATTATTAGTGTCAACAAGTAATCCTGAATAAGAATCTCTACTAGCTGAACTAAAACTGCTGTCTATAAGAGAAATGCCTAAGGATGAAGTATTATCCTTATTTACATTAAACTCTTTATGGGCCTCAAACGCTGTTATACCAACATCTGAAGCTTTCAGCTTTTTGTATATAAACATTAATAATCAAGTTTAACTTTTATTAAAGCCTCTTTAGTAAAGTCTTTAGTTATAGGTTGACTTAACTTAGCCGTAGCTAATAATTCATTAGCATCATTATATAAGCCAATAGTTGTAATATAAACTACTGGGTTATCTATCATAGAAGTAAAGTTTAAATTACCATTTCCATCTATAAAAGATGGATTAGTAGTATAATTAAATTCTTTATTTTTAGCTCTTACAAAATAAAATTGAGAAGATATTTTTTCTTCACTATCAATTTCAAAATTATTACCTAATACTAAGGATGATGTTAATAAACTATGAGATCCTGTAATAGATACATTAGAAGTTCTAGGGGGAAGAGCTGTTATAGCAGCGGCTCCGCCATGTCTTAAAGCATCTGGGTTTAATACTATAAAACCAGCATCTGGGTAAAATAAACCATAACTTCCACTAATAGTTTGAGATAAATTTGATCCTGACATAGTTCCACTAGAACCAGATACTATATTAAATTGTCTCCCTACATTTGTAAAAACAGCACTACCCGATTTAGAAACTGAATCATCAGTTAGTTTTACTTCAGTAGATCCTAGTGTAAGATTTAAAGATCCTACTCTTAAAGACTGTTTATATCTACCTCTATTTACATTTATAATATAAATATCTTCAGGTTCATGGCCATTAAATGTAAAATTACGAGTTTCGTCCCCAAACACTAATGATCTATACTGCCCATATACAGATCTAGAACCTGCAAACCCCGTATCTGTTGTAGTATAAAATAAGGATCCACTTCCTGCTTTATGCCCATAAGCTACTGAAAATTGGGGATCAAAACTAGTATTAGTAGCGGTTCCATTATAGCATACTACATGGTGAGCAGTACTGCTAGTTGCATGAGTATAATCGGCGGCTTGGTTTCCTAAAGATCCAAAATGAGCAGCTGCGGGGGTTAAAGCATTAGTATTATTAGTCCATGTAGATGTAAATACTTTTTCGGTAGTGATTACTACGTCGTCGGGGGAAAATCTTGTAAATGTGGCCATGTTTTAAATTTTATCTTACTACACCTTCTACATCCTGTGTTGTAGTAGTTGCTAATACTTCTTTAGAAATTTCTACAGGAACTGTTATTCGAGCACCACTATCTCTACCCTCAATTACTAATTGAGTTAATAATTTAGTAGCAGTTCCAAATAAAGTTTGGGAATTAATAGCAGTCATAGTAAAAGAAGATCCTATTGCGGTCTCTGCTATAGCAACATTAGAATAAGGTCTTTGTTTAGCTAAAGCTCCTTGTTGGGTAGTAGCTGTAAATTTAGATAATAATCTTCTGTCTGCAATAGTTGCTATATACCCATTAGGTTCTTTTAAATTAGCTTGACCACTAAAGTTAAGAGTAGTAGGATTAACTACTGTTGTAGATCCTAATGAAAGAGTAATTTTAGCAACATTAGCTGTCACAACAGGCATTGCTGAAGTACCTCTAGGTAAACTTACTAATTTGCTTTTCAATATTGCTTGATCATCAGGAATAGCTTCTAATAAAGGAAGATTTTCAATAGCTTCCCCGGAAAAAGAAGACCCATTTGAGTGATTTTCATTAAATAGTGTATAATCTATCTCATCATCTCCTAAGGCAAATTGAGTAATTTTAAAAGAACCGTCTTGCCTAGCTAATGCTTCTCTTCCTTTTTTAGTAAGAACCGCATCTACTATAATACTTTGATTGTCTAAATATCCCATTGGTGTTTTTGTATAAATATAATTAAATTCAAAAAATCATTTTAATTTTTCAAAAGTTCTATCTAAAGCGGGTATCTGATCTAACCCTAGTGATATTCCAGCTTTAGCTAAAAAATGAACTAAGTTACGTTTTATATGAGGGTGTAAATTTTCGGGTATTATAATAAAACCTCTTCCCCCTAACCCATCAGATAAATGTTGATTTTTAGGTAAATTAATTAATAATGAAGGAACCGAATCATTTAATCTTGAGATTACATAGCTGCCCGATTCAAATAATGGGGGGCTAGGTTTTGTATTGGGAGAAATATCTACAGATCCTGTAGCTTGGTAATTTTGGTTTAAGGGAGTTTTTTCAGAAAGATTTAAAGTAAAACTAGTTTTATTAATACTAGATAATTCTCCTGTAGATAATTCTGCTAAATTTCTAGTAAGTAATCCTGATTCTCCATTAGGAATACTACCTGTTGCTGTGGTTCTAATTGCTAAGAAACTTCCTGTAGGGGTGAAAGTTATAAAAAATCTTTTATTCCCCCTATATAAAGCATTATCCCTAAAAGAAAATGCAGCATCAAAAAATTCTCCAAAAGAACCCGCTGTAATACCACTAGTAGAAGTCGACTGAGGAAGAGATGTTTGTGATGTTGCCATAATATTCTAATTATTTACCAAGTGGTGATTGTGGGTCTCCGGCATAAAGAAGTACATTTTCAATTAATGATCCCGTAAAGAATTCATCAATAAGTATATCTTTATTAATGATATCTGAACTAGCACTTATTAAACCACTACTAGTAGCATATATAAATGTATTATCTGTTTTATTATAATTAGCATTATAACCTTCTCCCCCATAGTCAAATCTAACTAAGTGTTGTAGTCTTCCTCCATTAAAATATATAGAATAAAAATCTTCTAAGTTTTGTTTTAATGATTCGTCTAATATAATTATTTTACATGTATTCCCTTCAGGAAAATCTTCATGAAATGATCTATAAAAACCTCTTTTAGCATCCGGATTACTTAAATTAGCTTCTATTTCTGTTTTATTTACTTCATTATCTTCATCTATAGTAATAAAAGCATTAGTTTGTGCATATGAAAAATTAGGGTAAGTAGTTAATGTACTATCTTCTTGTGATAATTCACTATCCATACCTACTATATTAGTTCCAATATATATATTTCTAGAATATTTTTGAATTGCTGTAGTTTTACCATAAGTTATATCATTAGATATATCTATTTTATTTATAGTAGTTGTTTTAGTTATACTACCATCATATCTACTAGTTCTCCACGCCTTAGTATCAAAAACAGCATCATTAAGTTCTACTGAAAATTCTTTAGACCCAGTAGTAACAGCATTAAAAGTTGGTGGTGTTTGAATTGGTGGCATGTTATTGTCTATTTTCTGCTATTCTAAAATATTTGCTGCTAATCGCATTATGTACAAAATTATTTTCGAAACTCCCAGTTACATCTGAAAAGATTTCTTCTACATTAATAGAACTTGTATATAATATATATTCTCCAGATAAACTTCCAGATGTTGAAGTATAATTTATATCAGGAAAAGATATAGAAGAAAAATCTGTATTAGCATAAGTAAATTTATCTCTTTCTAAATAATGAGGTTCTACTACTAAGCCTGTTTTTAAGTTGGCTTTAGCAGGTACAAATTCTTCAATTATTTTAAATAAAGTATGATCAAAAAATTGTATAGTTCTTAAGTAATCAAAAAAGTTATATCTGTCTTTTACTTTTTCTTTAAAATAGTCATGTTTAACTTTTTTTAAATCAGTATAACTACTACTATTTAAATGTCTAGGGTCTCCTATAAAATCATCTAATCTAAATCCTCCTAAACTATATATAATATCTTCATTAATTTCAAATGTAGGAGAAAAGAATACACCTAAGTGAGAAAAATCAGGGGGTTGTCTATCTAAAGCTGATTCTTCGGCTTTAATATAGGGAGATAATATATTATCTTGAATAGTACCTTGATCAAATCTAATTTTTTCAGATGCCATAGAAGAACCTACAGTATCTGGAGTTGTTATATGATGATCATATGTAACAAATTTATAATCTACATTACTAATGGCTTTTATAGTACCCGCAGCTCCATCAGCCGTTTGGTTAATAGCATAGTTTTTAAAATGATAGGGAGATTCGTTTGTTGGAGTTCCTATGCTTTCTGTGATTAAATTTCCTCCTAACGGGTTATAATAGTGTAATTCCTTATCAAAGAGAGAAGAAGTATCATTACCCGCAATTATAGAAGGGTCTTTAGTATGTATTTTTCTAGTTTCTAGACTTAATGAACTAGTGTAAACTTTAAAGTGTTGAACAGTAAAACTAGAAGATATGTTTAGTAATGCTTGAACTTCACCATTTACCCCTATACCAAATGCTTTTCCCGCGCTGTCATCTCCTAAGGTTGAAAATGTAGCAGCAGCATCATTATTTTCAATATATTCATTGTCTACAAATGTAGCTACTTTAATATCAAAGATATGATTATTACTAGTAGTATCCATAAATACTGTAAAAGGGCCCCCGTGGTACCAAGGAGAATATTCATCTAATGCTCTAGCTTTTAACCCACTTAAATCTTCAAAATCAAATTTACCTGATCCTGAATAATTAAAGTGTGGGGTTAAACTATAATTACTACTTTCAGCCCTGTCAGTAATAATAACATTTCTTCCATTATTAACATCAAGATAATGGTTAGGAACTATTGTAAATTCTACAGTTCTGGGACCTGTATCAGTAGCATTGCTATGAGGTAAGTGTGTGAATTCTAATTTTTGTGGAATATTTACACCAGTAATATCTAAACCTTGTGTTGATTTTGGGTATTTAAAGGTTCTAAATCCTGATTTATCAGCATTAGGGCCCCCATATTCTTTAACATGTAAAATACTTTCAGGTATTCCATAACACGCCATTAAAGCCTTAATACCTCTTTCAGTACCTTTAGTTTTTAATAAATAAGGAGCATTGTGATATAAACGTTTCCATACTTCCTTACTTATATCCTGTAAAGGGGTTCTTTCGTTTGAAGCACTTACAATAGTAGGAGTTACATCTACCGGAAAAGTTAAAGGAAGGCCACTTTCTTCATCAAGAACATCACCTACATTCTGAAATGCAATTTCAGAAGATTCACCTAATATACCTATACCTTTATCACCTATAAAATAATTAAATAAATTTGAATTTTCAAATTGATTAAATGCGGGTATTCCTTTTTCTTTTAAAGCATTAAATACTAAATCTTTTGAAATTCCTTCATTTAAACTATTATGAGCAATATTTTTATCTGTAATATTTTCTATATATAACCATATGTTATCAAAGTGTTGACCCACCATATCAATAAACGTTACAAACTGTTCATTTTGGTTATTATCTATAATATACTGGGGAAGAGTATTTCTTAAAATATATGGATTTTCATCATCAAATTGGGAAGCACTAGTTATTTGCCCCCCCGCATATAATCCTATATCATTTAAATTTCCAAACCAAGATAGTGCTTCTGAAGAGGTTACAGACTTTAAATTATAAGGAGCCAAATTATTACTTTTAGGCCAAGCATAAGTACCACTTTCAAAATATAAAAATCTTTCATACCCATCAAAATCATTAATTATCTTAGATTTAAGAGCTTGATTTGTTTCTTTTTCATTTGAAAGCAGAGGTAAATCGTTTGTTTCTAAAAAAACACTTTTAGAGTCATATAATTCTATTAATTCTAATTTATATTTAAAATTTCTTAATCTTTCTTCGGCAGAACTAAAGTGTATAAATTTTTCAAAAGTATAACCTGAATCAGTAATGGGATTATCATATTCTATAGAAATGGGAATACTAGAGGATAGTGCATTTAATACATTATTTAAAGATGAAGTTGTTTCATATGATAATATATCATTATAGGCCCTATATTGAGTAGGAGTACTCGAATTTAAACGTGTATCTATTCTTAAATTAGGTCCTCTTAGTTCAGTTGAATCTATAGTAATTTCGGGGGCTCCTAAATCTATTATATATTCAATTGGATCCGTAAGTTCTTCAATAACTCTAAATTGGGTTTTTTCATTTAGGGTATTAGGTAAAGGTTCGTAAAGTTTAATAAAAAAACTGTTACTAACTCCTTCCTCAGCTATAAAATTAACTCCAGTTAAAACTACATTATTATTAAGATTTAATGCAAAATCCTTAAAGTAAGAAACGCCCTCAATAGTATCACCTAATAGCGCAATAAAGTTATTTACCGCAAATAATAATGAAGATAAGTTATCTGCATCTTTAAGTTTTACTTTTAATTCTGTCCTATTAGGAGAAATAGATTCAATAAAAAATAAATTATCAGAAGTATTTAATATTTGTTTTCTGTGAAAATTTATTTGTAGTTTATACTTACCTGTAGTAAAGCCTAATTTTCTTAATGCTCTATCAGGGTTAAAAGTAATTTCACTAAATAAACCTTCTTCATTGTCTATATCGGGAATTTCATAACTATCAAAATTATAATTTGATGTTAGAAGATTGTTATTTAAGTCATATACATGTAATTCAACACAGTCTTCTTCCTTTCCAAAAGTTCTAACTAAAGTTTTACTTTTAAGTAAACTTTTATCTTCTGGTTTAACTTGTTCTAATATTTGAGTTGAAGTAACAGTCATGTAGCTGAGGATGTAGTTGGTTCTTTAGTTGTTGTTTCTATATCTTCTATAATTACTCTTAATAACTCTTTACCATTTGGACCTCCATCAACTTCATTTATTCTTTGAAAATAAATAGGGGAGTATAATTCACCATCATTTAAAATAGGTGATAAACTAATTAATTCTCTTATAGTACTACTATTAAATATTCTATCTAATGTACCTTTAGCACTATTAATTTGCCCTTCACTGTATCCAGATACTGTACCTACTACTATTTCATTTGTAGTTGTGCTACCAAAGGTAGTAGTTGTGACTTCTTCTGTAATTTCTGTAGTATCAAAACCATTTAATACGTTTATAATGTCGGTTTTAGATATAATTACTGAATTAACAATTTCGTCCGCATTTTCATCTGGTAAAACATCTAATAAAACATCACCAATTACTACGGCTTCAAAATTATCTAATATATCTTTTATTTTGCCTCTTTTTCTTCTAGCCCTTTTAAGTTGTTCTTTATATATTTCTCTTTCAGCTTTAAGGTCAACTATAGCCTGTTCCTGTTCTTCAGTTAGAACTATAGTTTCTTTAAATACTGGACTATTTGGGTTTTTTCTTGCCATTATCCTCCTGCTATACTTTGAATTTGTTTGTTAAAGTCTTCAATTTTTTCTTCTAGGGCTATAATTAAACTAGTTTTTTCGTCAAAATCTTTATTTAATGCATCTCTATATCTTTCTACGTCTCCATCATACTTATCAAAATTTAAAGCAGCATCTGTAGGATCGAGAGAAATTCTAAATTCTTCAGCTTCAAAACTTCCTTTTGGCGGTCTAAACTCATCATTGAAATTTTGTTCAGTTAAAGGTTCACCTGTGGGGATATCATCAATTATAATATCTGGTACTCTTGGGGGTGGGTTATCTGAAGTATAACCAGACAATTTTAAGAAAGAACTATATAATTCAGGATCACCTGAAAAGAATAAAGCCCTTTTAAAACCCTGGTCCATAACAAATACATCAGGCCACCCTGCAGCGCTATTTTCGCTTCTTCTTATAACAGAACCATTAGAAAATCTAGGATGTTCTCTTACAGTAGAAACATCTGGTTGATTAGCTTCCTGAAGCTGTTCTAATAAATCTTTTATTTGGTCTTGTAAACTACTAATTTGTTGATCTTTAGCATCTGGTCCTACAGGGCCTAAATATTCAGTACTTCTTCTAATTAATTCAGCATGGCTAGATTGACCAGTTAATGGTATTTCAGTGAATAATCTATTATACTGATTAAAAAAATCATCAATATTAAAATTATCTTGTGAATTAAATAATTCAGAAAAATTAGTATTAACTACTTCTTTAAATTTAGAACTATCATAAATATTTTTTCTTATAGAAATATTTTGAGCCATTATCTAGTTACTTTAAAATAATAATTGTCATCATAAATTTGAATTCCATCATTATTATCATGGCGGATTAAAATTCTATAATATCTTTCAGGTTGTAAACCTTGCATATTTAATTTAAAAAACATTCCCTCAGAATCTGCGCTTAATTTAGTATAACTAGTATCAAAAGGTATAATGGTTTCTTTAGATGTATAATCTTCTATACTATAATATGAATTAGCTGTTAAATAATTTACATTTAAAAAGTTTGAAGAAGTTGTAAATGTTCTAGTAGGATATTGTTTTCTAGAACTAATCCTAAAAGTTTTTTCTTCCGTTTGTCTGTATTCTCCTCTATTATTATTAATGCTTACTTGTATTTTACCACTGTCTAGTGCAGTTGCTCCACTACTTGTTACATAACTGGAATCGTCCCACTTAATAGTTAAAGTAGGAGAAAAAATAGTATGAGTATCTACTGAAAAGTATTTTAGGCACCCCTGATCTGTTGAATTATTAAATATATCGTTTTCTCTTAAGAGAATAAATCCATTATTAGGAATGCCATCAGGGTATGTTTGTGATAAAAATAGGCTTGAAGAAAACTTTTTAATTTGGTTGGTAATATTAAAATCTAAATCAAAATTATTAGTTATGCCTATAGATTGGGTGGTTTCAAAACCACTACCTGTATACCATAAACCACCAGAAGGGATAGCACTACCCGAAAAACTCCCAGTTACTCCTGTAGTTAAAGTACCCCATGAGGTTTTATCTGTTCCATTATCTTTATATAACCATGAACATCCATTACTAATAATCCCATTAAAGTTAGGATGGTCATTATACCTTTGTGTACCATTATTCCATGATTCTGATAGGGGATATAGTTCTACTGTTTGGGTTATGGGTAAATTTTTACTAAACTCAGTAGCATATAATTTTAAACTAGCCGAAAAATTACCAGATACTTTATCTTTTAGTACTGTTTTTAGTTCTGAATCCTTAAATTGTAAAAGTATTCTAGGAGGATAATATAAACTATCATTAATCCCTTTTTCAGAATCTAATGCTAAAGTTTCTACAATACCTGTATTTAAATCTCTTCTATTAGGATGAGAATATATTGTAGAGTCTTTTTCGGGGTATAAAAAATGATATGCCATAATTAGTATTTTACTATTCTTCCTACTATATCTTGATCTGGATATTTAACTTCAAATATACTTACATCTACAGAAGGATATAAAATATTATTAATTAACGCAGAGTCAAAATCATAAGAATATTGAGAGTAACCTAAAGCAGTTCCTGCTTTGTTTACTAGTTTAACATCTTCTACATTTTGTACTCCTACTACTGATCCTATTACATTAAATACTTCACTAAGTACTATAGGTTGATTCATTTGCCAATTATCTATATTAAAGTAATCTTTTAAGGTATTAATGCAATTTAAAAGAACTTGATCATTATTATAGTTTTTAAAAGCTACTATATCAAATTCTACACCTACATTTATAATAAAACCATCTTTAATATTAATAGAATCAGTTAACATTCTATATTGCTCTAAATAACTAATTAAATTTTGCCGTGTTGCCGGATTTAATTGTGTAAGGTTTCTATTTTTATCATAAGATAAAGTATATAAATTTAATCCATTAGGATTAGAAATCTTTGCACTACTTTCAACTGTAATTTGATCGTCTTTAACGATATGAGCTTTTGCTATTCTACCTAACCTAGCAGGCATGGCAAGACTTCTAATAATATAATCTTCCCTTGATACAGTTCTTAATTGGGCTCCTGCAGAAGCAATAGAATTTTGTCTAATATCTTCTATTGAGTCACCGGCACTACCTCCAGTTGCTGGTAAGGGGTTATTAATTTGGAAAGAATTTTTTACACTGGTAATAATACCATTAGGTTCTTGAATATTTCCACTAAAAAATTTAGCATCTACTGTTTTAGTAAGTACATTAGATTCAATATTAGAATTCACTCCTCCTCCTACTAAATAATTTACTGTAATAGTAGTATTAGAGGGAACTTCTCCGTATGCTTTAGTAAAAAGAAAATTAGAAGGATCAAAGGCTAGATCTGTTAGAGATCTTTTATCCGCTACTCCTAAACCCACATTATCGGGATTGGGGATTATTTCTTCATCTGCACCTGAAGTATTTCCAGCCCCAAATTGTAATTGTAGAATATTATTTGAAGTAAAACGGGTAGTAAATCTTTTAGGTACTTTTTTTAGTCTTAGCAAATAGGGAGTATCTCCACCATATGTAGATAAATTAGGATTATTTTCTGTTACATTATTTACTTCTTCAAATATTGTATCTTGAGCTAAATAAGGTACTTCAGAATATGAATTTCCATCAGAATCTATTACGGATTCTATACCTATTATTTTATCATCTGGAATTTCTAAAGTTAAAAACTTTTCGGATTGGCCTAATGTAAAAGTAGCTGTTTTTATTTCAGCACTTATAACACGAGCGGATTTTTTTAGTAAGTAACTTTCTGGGTTGCCTGCATCGTTTATCTGAGGGTTTCCTGTTCTTGTATATAATGAAACTTCTGTAGAGTTAAGTGAACTACTATTTTGGAAATTAATATCTTCAGTAAGAAGAAATCGTGTTGGAATAGCTTCACTAGTAACAAATATAGAATTTTTTAAAACTGTAATAGCGTATTGGTAATCTGGCTCAAATGGATCGGTTCCTTTAGCCGGAATAGTTATATAAAAATCAGCATTAGTAAAAGAAGGATTACTTATAGCCGGTTTATAACCTAAATTATAAGCTAAAGCTAATAAATTTGATTTTTCTTGAGCTGATTCAATAAAAGTTTCTTGGATTTGAGTATCTGTATAAAAAGATAGTACATCCCCAACATAGGAAGCTAATTCAAGGAATATCATTCCTGGATTACTTTCGGAAAAATCATTATATGAATCAGGAAAATAATTTTTACTAAATTCAATTAAATCCTGCTTAAATTGATTATACGTTTTATTTAGATATTTAATATCTTTTTTATTAGTACCGGATGTATTATTTACTTTTGAATATGCCATTTGTTATAATGTTATAGAAATCTCGTTTGTATCATTATCTAATAAAACTCTATAAGCTATTTGTACTAATAATTCTTTGTCTTGAGGAGAAACATTAAGATTAGTTATTTCTATCTGGGGAATATGAAAAGATGTGTTTTGTTCTATTCTTGCTTTTAAGGAACTTATTTTTTGAGCCGTAGTTGAATTAGGTTCAAATAATATATCTCTTAACCCAACTCCATAAGTTGGTTCATGATATCTTTCACCTGGGGAAGTTAAAAGAAGATTAATAAGATTAGATTTAATTTGGTCCTTTGTAGTATAATTAAATTGAAATATACCTTTTTTAGTAAAAGGTACTTTGACTCCGATAGCTTTACGCGTATCTAAATCAAGTGGATCAATTTTATATCCTATTTTTTTTCGTATTGCCATTAGGGCCTAAAATTTTTATTTTTATTCATAGCTTTCATTAATGGACCATAATCTTTATTTGCAAATTGATTTACTGGATCATTAACATTAAATATTTCTTCAGAAGAGGGAGTTACAGCAGTTTCATTTAATAATGAATCTAATGTCCCATTGCCTGTATTAAAAGAAGGCATTTGTTGTTGGATTTTTTGTCTAAATTCTTCTTTTATTTCAGATGTATTAGATTCTTTAATCTGGAGATTTTGATTTGGTTTAACTATTTCTTCTTTTAAAGAAGTTAGTTCACGTTTTAGTGCATAATCAATTTCTTCACGCACAACTTTTCTAATTATTTTTTCAAATGCATTTAATTTCATGATCTACTTTATTATAAATATATTATTTTCTAATTATTTGATATCCTGTTAATCCTTTCTCGTATAAATATTCTATAACTTTTTGTTTATTAGAATTTTCTAAATTATCTAATATTAATTCGGGGTCTACTTGGCTAGAAAGAAGATTAACTATTTCATCGGTATTTTGAGAAATTCCAGTCCCTTGTGGGCCATCTAAGCCCCCTCCAGACCCTGGATTTTGCGCCATAGCTAATTCTAATTCTTTAAGTTTTTCTATTAAAACTGAATCTAAATAAAAACACCTGGCCCTAATTTCTGTAAGAATTTGTTGGAGTTTAGCTCTTACTGGGTATAATACTTCGTTTCTTAACTCATTAGTTTCTTTTAAGATAGGTGTAGTTATAGGTTGGGTAATTTTTCTTAAAGCGTTTATTTCTTTAATTTTAGCTTTTAAAAATTTAATAGCATCACCTACACGAATAATAACTACACCACTTGCTGCAAATGACACTTGACCTGCTAGGGTTATTTGAGATATTCCTATTATAGTTCTGAATAATGGAATTAAATCAGCTAATAGGCTCATAAAACCTTCTATAGTCCCAAATATTTTATCTATTTGTTCTAATTTTGCTAAGGCACTATCTATTTGTTTTATTAATCTTTCAATTAATCTTTCTACTTTTTTACAATCTTCTTTGAGCTTTACAAATTTTGCTTGAATTTCTCTAAATTGGCTAGGTGTAGTTAATGGAGGTAAAACATTTAATATACTTTCAGGGGTTGGAATATTAGCAGTAACTTGTGCTTCTACAAAAGGAATCTGTTCTTTTATAAAAAAAGTTTGTTGCCTACCATCCTCAAATACATTTTGAACTGTGGGGAGTACTGCTTTGAATAATTCTACACTCATTTTAGGTATACATTATTACTTTTAATATTTTTAATCTTACCTTTTAAAGTATTTATTTCACTAATTAAAGGACTTATAACTCCAATATTACTAGGGCTAGGTACTGTAGGTAAACCTGGAAAGACTGTAATTTGGTTTAGTAGAGGTAGTACTCCATTATATAATTTATTTAAATGGTCTAGTATATCAATTAATAATTGTTCTAATTCTTGACCCTTAACTGCTGGGTTATTGGCTAATGATTTATCAGATTTAACTATACCTAAATGTATTTTAGGGCTATTAACAGCAAATTTACCTGAAGAATTACTATTAGTATTAATATGAAAATCTTTATTAGTACTAAATGCTATAGTATTATTAGAAGAAAATACAGTATCTTCCCGGGCATTAAATATTAAACGATCAGAAGTAATTATTACTTGTTTTCCTTGGTATATATCAGGTGCTTGAATCATTTAATTGTTGTGCTTGTTGTTCTTGAAATGCTGTTAATTCTTGTGCCCAATCGGGTTCTATAGATCCAAAAACATTATTCCATCTATTAGTTGTATTTGCATAGGCTTTACCTGGTTCATACTTATATGGTAAAAGAGCAGTTGGTCCTTTTTCTGCTACATCTGGTCTATAACCAAAATGCCATGGTTCACTAGATACAGTTCTAATAAAACCAAATTTCCATCCATTTTTGGCTAACCACTTATATCCATCACTAGTAGCACTAGCAGTTGAAAAATCACATGCTCTAGATCTACCATGAGCAGATCGATATGAGGGAGCAGTTACGGGAGAAAAATGTTTCTTTTGGGGAGAAGTTCTATATGAATCCCCAACTTGATATCCATCAAAGGGTTGAATAACTGTAGTATTTCTTAACCAAGGTTCTTTAAGCTTACCTTTATACTGACTTTTTAAAGCAGATAATCTAAGGGTTTTTTGAGATTTTTGTATTAAGTTATTATTTAAATAAATATCATCTACAGGTGGTCTAAATCCACTATTTACTATTAAAGTCGTACCAGCCTTTTCTGCAGATAAAAGCATTGTCATGAGGGGAGATGCTAAAGAATCTGTTACAAGTACAATTCCGTTTGAAAATCTTTTAGGAACTATAAACAATTCGCGAAGAGTTCTTGAATTATCTTCATATTTACCTGGAATTTTAGTTAAATCTTCAAATCCCCCTTCAATAACAGGTATTATATCATCTCCAATAAGTGCTGATTCATCATCCCCATGTGGAGCTTCAGATTGACCTTCTATAATAAGTGATGGGGCATCTGTAAAAGTTGATGCTTCTGTAATTGATATGGGATTTAATAATTCTACTACAGAAGTATTAGAATTTATAAAGGAAGCTAAGGGTTCTAATCCAGATTGGGGTTCACTAAAAGTAGCATTTAAAGAATCATAGTTTTTAGAAGCTATATTAAAATTATCTATATTATGATTAGAACATAAATAAATAGAACTATCATCGCTATTTATATTTTCTATGGCACCTCCGCCCGTGGGTGATTGTCCATTAGATATGATAGTTATAGGGGCACCTTCACTCTCGTTTTCAGACCAATTATTTTTACCTCGAGGATTAGAAGATCCAAATCTAATACTATTACCAAATCTACCTTCTAAAATCATATCACCCTCAAAGGGTACCATATTTTTTATTTCAGCAATTTTATTCTCATCTGTATAATCTCCTAGATTTAATTCGCCATTTGCTAATTTAATATCTGTTTCTCTAGGTAATGGGTTTCCTGCTGAATTATTCCATATATTTACAGGGGGGTAATAAAAATATTCTATGTTAGTATGATTACCCCCTAAAGCAGTATAATGATTATTGCTTGGGGCTTTTACTAAATCTACTATTTCTGTGGTAAAGGGGGTATAAGTTAACCAATTAAAATATGGTTTAGCCATAGAAAGTTTTAAGGGATTTTTTTGTATATCCCCCTCTTTATCATTTAAAGATCCCCAAAAAATATAACCTATATAAGTAGGATCGAATTCACCCAATATTTTTTCAAAAAATGGATGTGATTCATCCATTATAACACTATAAACCCTACCCTTAATAAGAGTAGGTGTAGTAGATTGTTTAATTCCTCTATTACTAGAGTTATTATTTTGTATTTGTCGGGTGCTCATCTTTAGCTACTTCTTCTGCTATTTGCTGAAGTTGTTTTAATTCTTCATCTGTAAGTAACGAATCTCCTCCACCCGTGGTAGTGTTATTTTGTAATCTTTGGATAACTGCCATCATTTTTATCAAGTGTTCATCATTTTTAACACTTACTTCCAAATATTCTTTTATAAGGGGAACTACTACTGGTGCGTCTCCTATATTTTGTATTAAAGGTTTTAATTCAGCAATTAAAGAATTAATTTGTTTATCTTTTTTTTTACTATTATTATATATTTCTTTAAATACATCAGAAGATGATTTACTATCAAATAATATTGTATCAAGTGGGTTACTCATGCCCATACATATGTAATTATAAAACTATTGGTTTACCTAATTCCCACTGATTATAAGCCTTAAGATAATATTGTTTCATATTTTTAGTAACTTTAGTAATAGAGGGAGTATCACAACCAGTAATTTCTCTTATATAAATATAAAGAGCTTTTTTATTAAAGATTTCTAATGTATCTCTTTTTCTAAATAGTGTTAAAACCGCATCCGCTACTATTAAATCGTCAGGTTTTGAAAAAACTATTGGTAGTTTAAACTCCATTTTTTCAACAAACAAATCTAAAAAATCAATTTTATCTGCTAATTTTTCTTTATTTTCAAAATTATTTAAAATGGTATTATCGGTATCTACTTCTATTAAATCCGCTTTACCTTTCTTTTTAGCATAATTTTTATTATTATAAAGAATAAGATAATTTTTTCCTACTATACTAAAATAGGAAAAAGCTTTACCTTTACCTGCTTTAAAGTAATGCAATTTTTCAAGTAAAAAGCATATAACCTCGTGTTTTAAATCTTCAAGGTCATCTACTTCCGTATAATAAAATTTAAAAGTATGAATAAGATTTTCGGCTAACTTATAAAACGAATGATGAATTCGTGAATTATAAATCCGATTTCTTGCTGCTTGATCTTCGCTTGCTAAATATTCTATTATTGCATGCTCCGTATCCTCTGTAAAGTATTGTCTTTTACTTTTACGTCCTCTTTTTTTTGCCATTTAATTAGCGGAGGCGAAATTCATTTAGTGCCTCCTGTATCTTCTTAACTTCGGTAAAAAACCAACCGATTTCATCATCTGCAATAAAAAAACCTTTATCATCTACTGTTTTTAATCTTTCATTACATGAATCAATAGCTTCACTTTGTTTTGCTATAAAATCTTCTAATATCTCATTCTTTTGAACAAGATTACGAATAGCAAATCCAGCTATAATTAATAATGCTATTAATATTGCAATTATAATTTCCATTAGTCTGTAAAGAATGAATCAATAATTGACTTCGTCTTTTCGTTGAAGTTAGGATTATTTTCTGGGTTTATCGCTTTAGCTTTCCTTATTGTTTTATCTGCTTTGGAGGCATTAGCGGGTTTAGACGATTGTTGTATAACCGAATTTCCAGAACTCCACATTTGAAATTCTATTTCTTGAGCTGTTTGGATAGCCTGGTGAATTAATAAAGGTAAATGAGTTCTAAATTTGGTTTCTTTTTGTCCACTATAAAAATAAAACTTATTACTTTCATCAAATAATCCTTCTTGGTTACGAATAGCCAAATATTCATTATGAGATATTTTAATACCAGCATCCTGAAGGAGGTAAATAGTACGATCATAAATTTTCATAGCAGGCACATGTTCATTAAATTTATAAACCATACCTAAATTTTTAACATGCCAATCCGAATCATTTTTAGTAAAATATTCATTATTCCAATCCCCTAATTTACCTAATTGACAGAATAAAGATACAAAATTAAGTTCTTCACCTGTATAAGATTCATTAGCATTATGAAATGCATATAATTTATGTAGCTGATTTGCTATTTTATTTACGCGTAAAACATGATCTAAATACCCTCCGGGAAATGCATTATTAAACCAATCCTTAGTAGATGCAGGAGCAAACATCATTCGCTCTTTTAAACAATCAGTAAGGGTTTTAAGCTTTTCTAAACGTTCACCTTCAAAATTATCTTCTAAAACTCCATTAAAAGTTTCAAAATTAATTTTAATTTGTTCTGCACCTATCATTATATATTTCCAATTCTAGTATTTGGTTCTCCAGGTTCAATATTAATTATATTTTGAAGTTCCATATATAATTCTTTTAAATCATTATCCATATAATAAAGTGCTTTTTGGTTTTCTCCCCTTTTTACAAAAGTATGTACACGTGATAGTCCTTGATTTAATCTTTCAAGAGCTATATTTAGTTGTTTATGATATCTTGCCATAATAAAATTTTTATTTAATATACGAACCTATTTATCGGTTTCCAAATTTTTTATAATAAGAATTACAAACTTTTAATCGTTTTATTAATTCTTGTTTATTTCCTGTATCAGGGTTATTAGAAACATAACTACTATCTAAAAGAGTTAAGTGACTTAATAATTGTAGGGTTTCACCTATATAGTTAAGTTCATCTCTATTCTCAATAGGAATAGTATTTTTTAAATGAATTAACTTTGAGTTAATGGATTTACGCCAAGCATCGAATTTAGCGTCCGTATCTAATGTATCGAAAAAACTGTTTAATGACATAATGCGAATGTGCGAACTGTGCGACTCAACCCCTTACCCCCTACAGTAAGGGAAGATACACAAGAAGAAATGAAAATCCAAATTATTTTTTACCTAATTTTATATTAGGGTTAGGATTATGCCAAAAATATCCTTTCTTAGGATCAACAGCTACTTTTATTATACCCCCATCTACTGCTTCACCTACTTTATCTATATCCACTATAGCATATTCACCTGTGGCTGAAGTAGCAAATAAAAATGCATCTACATTAGTTTTTTCGGCGTATGATTCTATATTTAATTTAAATATACTATTTCTCATTTTAGCTAAATCTTTAAAATCATCAGGATTATTAAAATATTTTTTAGCTAATCCTTTTTCAAAAAATACTTGATCTAACACATTTTGTATAGAACTAATAGCTTCTTTTGAATCAATATCATTTTTAATAGCTGCATTATAAGCATTTTGTATACAAATATTTATGTATTGGTTACTAGGGTCTTCTTCAAATTCTTCTCTTTCTTCCCCAACGGGTAAAAATTTATCAGCTAACATATTAACCCCATTTATATAATTACCTCTACCACTTTGTTGTCCCATTCTTCCCCCAGTACCTTTAACTTCTAAATTACCTATTCCTTCCCAATCTAAATCACCACCACCGCCTCTATTACTTACATCACTAAAAATTAAGGCTAAAAATAATTCTACTTTACCTATATTAGAACCACCTTTATCTACTCCTACTATTTGAATTAAATCCTGAGATAATGTTTGAGATAAACCTGCTTCTTTAGCTAAATTTCCTCTAATAGGTAAATCCGATAATTTTTTAGGACTCTTAATATAATTTAATAGTTCTTCTGATTCAGTATTAGTAAGAACATTTAAAATTCTATCTATATCAGCATCTGCATTTTTGAAGGAATCTTCAGTATATCCCTGTTTAGTTAGATAATCTTTAAATTGGGGTCTAATGCCACTGCCTTTTATTACTTTAAATAGTTTATTTATTACTTTAGGATTTAACTCACTTTTATTTATTAAATCAATAAGTTCTTTTTTATCTGGTCCTTTTTTTTCTTCCTCTTCTTGTTCTTGTAATTGAGGTAAAATAATATCCTGTTCTTTAAGGATATTCTTAAGAACCTTAAGATCAGAGGGGCTATCCATGTCTGGATAGCCCTTCTTGCATCGGTATGCCCATTCGCTCAATAAAGCGTTTATATTAACCATTAGAGTGAGTTTTATTGGTTAAAATAAATTAAAAAATCACTAGAGGCGGCTACTTTAACTCTCCCTATGGGTCCCTCTACATATGTGCCTGCAGGTATGACTATCGAATCCACTATTGAGGAAGCAGTAAATGCAGTTTCGGGGGTAGTAAAAGTACCAAATTCAATTCGCTCTAACGTGTTTTGGTCTTCATCCGCACCTAAGGATAATATTTTACTAATACTACCTGTATAAGAAGTAGAGTGAGATGACGATACGGGAGCATAAACTAATGACATATTACTTTATGTTAGCAAGTTTTTTAAATCTAGATGAAGCATCAAAAGATTCATTAAGACCCTGATTAACATCTGTAGCATCAGCTTTTACTTTTTGGACCTGATCGGCCTTATAGTTAGGATAACCGACAGCTTCATCCATTTCTTCCTCCTCTTCATTATCGTCTTCTTCATCACCCATATCCATTTCAGGCTCTTCTTCGGGTTCAACAATAGGTTTTAGCATATCAAAAATTTGTCTTAAAGTAGCCATTGCTTCACCTCCTTCTTCTTCGGGTTCATCAGTAGTTACTTCAATATCATCATCCTCATCTTCCATCATTTCTTCTTCTACACTGTCTAATTCATTTTCATTTAAGTAAGCTTTAAGCTCTTCTTGAATGAGTTTGTTTAATTCTTCAATAGTCATTTTACTTTGTTTTAAAAAGTTCGTTTATTATATTTCTAACCTCAGTTCTAACAGACTCTCTGAGCTTAATTTCTTTCATTTTATCAACTGTAAATTTTCCTTTTATTTCTTTCATAGAATAGTCTTTAAATTCTTTTACAAAAGATTTAAAAGTGGGTTTTCTACCCTCTATATTTTTAGTTACAGTTTCATAATGTTCCATCATAGAATAATATGCTGGAACATCTTTTAAATTTTTTATTACTGATTCAGTAGCTTTTTCTCTTTGTTCTTCATTAGATTCTCTTAAACCAGTACCTAATTTAGCAAGTTCAACATTCATACCTTTTTTAAATTCATAGGGATTCATAGATTCAAATTCTAAATCTACAGATCCCCTAGCACCTTCAAAATTAACTTTTTTAGGGTTTCTTTTATATCCGTAAAAATTATTATTAGCCATAGAATAGTTTTGTTATAAATATATAAAAATTATAGAAAATTACCGTTTTCCCCCCCAATATTCAACTGCGTGACCTTCTTTTATAAGTTGTTTATTTACATCAATTAATGTAATACCATCCTTTCCATTTAAGGCGGAAAGAGAATCTACAAAAACAGTGGCTAAGGCTCTACCATATTTTCCTACTCCAGAAACTTTTAATCTACATTTATTATCGTTAAATTTTAAAATTTCTATTAATCTATCTTTTGCAGCTAAACCACGTTTTTTTTCTTCTAAATCTCTAGTTCGAGATTCAGGGGTATTAATACCTTCCATTCGGACTCTTATTTTTTTCCAAACATTAAACCCCAAATCAATAGTAACATCTATTGTATCACCATCAACTACCCTATCTAACACAGCATTATATTCATACATTATTTAGCAAATTTTTCTAATCCTGCTATGCCAAAACTACCTAAGGTTACAAATACAAATGAGTTATAAATAGCTTCATTAATTACTAAATCTTGCCCAAAATAACCTGTTGCTAAATCAGTTATAGCAAATACTACCATAATGGTAAATGCTGAAAAACCAACTACTGATTTTTCGTTAATATCGTTTTCGTCTTTAAAAATATCTTTAAATGCCATAATTTTGTTGTTTTAAATTATTCTATAGTTAAAACCAACTGAAAAATCATGCCATGCGCGATTCCAGTACTTATGGTATTTTCCTTCTGAGAAAAGACCTAATCTTTTATTTACTTGCCATCCTAAAATTAACCCACCTGTGTAATCAAACCAAGTATTACCATCTACAAAATTAGTATATGAGTATTCATTTTTAGCACTTACGTGAAGTGGTAATACACTAGCCCAAGAATGAAACCAAAATGATTTAGTGTAATGGTAATAATCATATCCTATTACTAATGAGTGATTCCACTGGTATGGGAGTAAAGATCTTTCTTGATCTACATATTCATTTAATACACTAGGAAGAGCTACAGCATTCCATACTATATTATTTTCAGCAATTATATCTCCACTAGGGTTAAGCCATTCTCCTTCAAAATTAGTACCATAACCTTGTTCAATAGCTATGTTTGTAAAATCAGCTCCCGCTAACTCAGATAGGGGATCAAATCCATAGGGTTCAGAAAAACGTTGTACTAAGCCAACGTTTAAAGAAAATTCTTTTGCTATGTTATATCTGTAGCGTTGAGATGCTTCAAAATATCTTAAATCAGCAAACCCATCTTGAACATATTCTACTTTTAAAATCCAATGATCATGTACATATCTTAAAAAATGTTGTTGATCAACGAATTTACTTCCTTGTTGTCTTTTATAGTCAAATTCAAATAAATATTCTAAGCCCTCTACGTTACCTACAGTGGCAGCATCCGAAACTGATGTTTCAGTACCATTATAAAATACATTTTTCCTATTTTCATAATCCAAACGTGCAATTTTTCTAACCCCAAAAGCTAAAGTATAATCAAAAGGAGTAGATTCAATATTTTCTTCTAAAACCCCCGTAGTAGGATTTATAGAATAAATACTTACATCTGCTAATGAATTATTACCAGTTACTGCTGTATAGAAAGTAGCAAATTTTAATTGTTGTTGACCCCATTCTTTAAGCTGTTGTGCTTGTAATAAAAAGGGTGTAAAACATAATAAAGTAATTAAAAGCTTTTTCATTGTTTAATAATTTTTTTAGTAAACTTAAGGTTATCATAAGTTAGAATTAAATTATAAATACCCGATTCAAATTGACTTAAATCTAAACTATTTACGTTAGTTTCTCGTAATACGGGCTGTCCTATGGAATTATAGAGTACTGCGTTTATACGTAAGTTACTTGCGATATTTATGCGGTCTCTTGTTGGGTTAGGGAATACTATAATTTGAGTTTCGCCAAATTCTTCTACATTAGTTACTGTATTTTCATCACAATAATTATATAAAGTTTGACACCCTTCGGCCCATTCATTATTACAGCAACTTGGACTAACATCAATTACCCAAGCAAAACACTCACTTTCAAATCCTAATAAGTTATAAGTTTCTACTACTAGATCTGTACAATTAGCATATACTGTTTCACAGGTACCATTGTCTGTATTTGCTAATTCATCATAATTAGCCGCTTGTGGATTAGTACAACCATATACTATTTCAATACAACTAAAGTCTTCAGTATTTGCTTCTGGATTGTAATTAAATGCTGATGGATCTGTACAACCTTCAACTACATCTATACATGTACCATTATCAGCGTTTGCTAATTCATTATAGTTAAAAGCAGTTGAGTCAGTACAACCATAAATAGCATCTATACAACTACCATCCTCAACATTAGCTAGTTCATTATAATTAAGTGCTAGGGGATCCATACATCCTTCTACTACTTCGGTACATGATCCATTATTTGTATTTGCTTCGGGGTCATAATTTAATGCTGTTTCATCGGTACACCCAAATATTACTTCTTCACAAGATCCATTGTCAGTATTTGCTTCAATGTTATAGTTAAATGCTGTAGGATCTGTACAACCAAATACTACGGGAAGGCATGAATTATCTTCTGTATTAGCTAGTTCATTATAGTTGTAAGCTTCTATATCTGTACAACCTAATACTATGGGTTCACAAGTTCCATCATCAGTATTTGCTAACACATTATAATTGTATGCTGTTAAATCAGTACAGCCGTATATAAAGGGTATACATGATTCGTCATCAGTATTTGCTAATTCATTATAATTAGTAGCCGTAGGATCCGTACATCCCAGTAATACTGGAATACAAGATAAATCATCTGTGTTTGCTAGTTCATTATAGTTTAAAGCTGTTTCATCAGTGCAGCCCAACAAGACAGGTATACAAGAACCAAATAATTGTGTGTTTGCTAGTGCATCAAAATTAAATGCGGATTCATCTAAACAACCATAAATAAAGGGCTCACAATTTGAAGGATCATATTCTGTGTTTGCTGATGGGTCATAATTGAATTGGGATTCATCTGTACACCCAAATATTATAGAAATACAACTATTATCATCAGTATTTGCTTCTTCACTATAATTAAATGATGTAGCATCAGTACAACCAAATATAAATGGTTCACAACTACCATCATTAGTATTAGCATTTACATCAAAATTATAAGCTTCTTCATCTGTACAACCTAGTAGTACGGGAATACATCCTTCATTATCTAAGTTAGCTTCTGGATTGTAGTTAAATGCTTCCTCATCCGTACACCCATTTACAACTTCTACACTACAAGACCCATCATTTACATCCGCTGTAAATCCTTGCTCAAAATACTCTAAATATAAGGGATTAGTACATCCAGGGAAGTAAACGCAGCTTTCATCTGCAGTATTAGCTAAGCTATCAAAATTATATGCTCCTTCATCTATACAACCTTCAATAAAAGGAACACAATAGTTACCACAATTTAAGTAGGGAGTATAGGTTTCACCGGGTTCAATAGGATTAAGCCAAGGATTATTACCTTTTTGATAAACTACTTGACCATTTGAATTAATTAACTTAAACCCACATTGCGAAACATCTGTTGTAGTTCCACCTTCTCCAAAAAACCCACCAAACGATATATCATAAAAAGTAAGTTCAATATGAGTAAGTGAACTGATGTTTATTGTGTATAAAGCTTCTTGTTCGGTACAGGTAAAAGCACCAATTGGTTCTCCATCTTGGATAACACCTAAATATGAATTATCCCATCCATCCCCTCCTCCATCAAATAACATTAGAGTATAATCACAAGATGGGATTAAATCCATAGTATTAGCTTCAGGATTGTAATTAAACATATTAGGATCAATACAACCCGGAACAGCTAAGGTTAAACACATAGACTGATCGTTATTTTCAGCTAAAGAATTAAATTCTAAATAATCGGGATCTTTACATCCAAAAGGAGGATTATCTGGGGGGCATTGATTTAATAAGTTAGGAACGCTAGTTGCCCCATAACCAAAATTAGGATTTTGGCCCTCAAAAGGTAATATAGTATAAATAGTATCACCACACTCTGTAGTTATTAAAACATCACCATCAGCCGAACCCCCCGTTGTAGAACCCGCAAGTCCATCACCATAACTATCATAGATATTAAATGTAAATTCTACACCTAATGGTATGCAATACGTAGTAGTTACAGTAACTCCTGCAGTAGTATAAAAACCTATCTCTTCACTTGCTAATATTTGAGGTACACTATCCGTAGTTAATATTTCCCAGCTAGTTTCATATTGGGAAAAAGTATCACCTGTAATGCTTACGTAAACATTTTGTGTACTATCAGTTCCACATTCCGATACATAACCATATTCACAAGAGGGATTAAATTCATCCTCAATTCCTGCAAATGGGTTATAATTAGAGGCCATAGGATCTGTACAACCTATTCCACAGTTAGGATTATCTAATATTAAGGTATCCAAAACCCCTCCTGGGGATTCAACTATAAAATAATATTCATCACTAGATACCGGAGTAGATTCAGTATAACCATAAAAATAGTTTCCAAACCAAGGACCATAAGGTATAAATTGTAAGTCTTCAAGATCTAAACCTACGTAAAAACCTATAGGATTACAAGCAGGAAAAGTTGGATCCCAACTAACACTTACTTCACCTTGGTTAGGAAAGAATGAAAAACAATTTATTTCACCTATTAAATTTTGTACCCCTTCACAACTATCAATGCAACTCCCATCATCAAATGTAGCTTCTGGGTTAAAGTTAATTGCCTCTAGATCAGTACAGCCAGGAAAGGGGTATTCACATACCCCATTACTTTGCCAGGTTTCTCCAACTATGGCATTTACATTAAGACCTGGTATAAATGTTCCTGTAAACCCATCAGCCTGATCTGCTGTGGGTACAACATATACTAATATAGCGGGAGCATTACAGTTTGTAGGAAAGTTAACACCATCTACAAACCATTGTTGTCCTGATATAAAAATTTCTGTACCTGCCTCCCACCATGAAGGGTTTGCATTGTAATCTTCAGGACTAATACCAAAGTAATTTTGGTTCCATGAAATTTGATTACAACTACCTCCGGGTACAATAAGACCACTAGGGGGTGTTATAGCTATTGGGTTAAAATTTAAGGCCGAAGGATCAGTACAACCTTCAAAAATAGGAGGTTGTGCTAAACTTGTAAGGCCAATAAGTAATAAAAGGGAAGTTAATAAATGTTTCATTAAAATTTGCTCATTATGATTTCGTCTATGGATCCTTGTACCTCTTTGCGGGTAGCTTCCATCTGCATCATAATGTTAGCCTGAAACCTCGCTACTTCTTCTCCATCTTCTAAAATTAGAATAGTAGGTACAACAACAATTTTATAATCTTGGGGTAAACTTGGATCAGCCATGATATCTACTGTAGTAGTAGAACAATCGGTTAATTCATTTAACCAAGTTACTTCATTTGCTGAATTAAATGCTGCATTAAACTGTACAACACATATATCATCTCCACATGTTGGTAATGGGGAGTTTTCTTCTAGTAAGGGTTTACTTGCATTAGTAGAAATAAGTAAAAACGATATAATTGCAACTAAGTATTTCATTTTTACTTTAATTTATCTATTTTAGCTTCGATGCGGTCAAGATCTTCTTTAAGTTCTGAGACATCTTCTTGGGTTGACATAATAGTTTGACGGACTAATTGGTCCTTCATGTCAAATTCCATCCTTGTAATTTCGGGATCAGGTGGAGCTGGGAGTTCTTTTGCTTCGGCTATATCAGCCTGCAGGACAAACCACATACTGATAACTGTGGCCATTGAAATTCCTATTCCTGCGAGGGTTTTTAAACTTACTGTAAAACCCGTATCTTCATTTAATTCTTTTGCCATATAGATTACTTCCATTAATTTTAAAGCAACCTATTTAATTTATTAAGACACTAATACATATTAAGTGAGATCATTAAATTGAATATCTCCAAAATCTGCATCAAAATTTGATGAAGTTTCTAAATCATTCACTAATAATGTTAACGCTTCTTGTATTTCTGTTATATTAATATCTTCATATTCAATATTATCTATAACAACCTCTAACCTAGAAATTATATCCGTTATATCCATCTTTAAAATTTGTTTTCAAAAGTACATATAAATACTTTTAACAAACCTTAATAGTATTAGAAAGGAGAAGATTATTTATTGTATTAGCTACTAAAGATACATTATTAATATCAATATATTTAGCACTTTTCCCATACATTGTTTTAAAAGTCCCCTCAGCCTTTTGTGTTTTATCCCAGGTATCATGGATAAAATAACTTAATAATCCAATATTATCTTTTTTATATTCATTAACTACTTTAGCAGTATGGTTAATAGCAGTACTAAAATTATAAGAGGCCGAACTTATATTAGGTAACCCATCTGATATATTTACTAAATAAACTTCTTGATAATAGGAAGGAGAGGGTAAATCTTTTCTAATTTGATCTAAACAAATACCTTCCGGGGTCATACCACACGTAATAAGTTTTTTAAATCTTTGTAATTTTTTTATAGAGTCTTTTTTAGAGTTAAAGGCATAGGCTAATACAGGAACTTGATTAGACGAATGCATAGACTTGGATTTATTAGGATCAATAGTACCTCTTAAAGAAATTTCTACATCAAACCCTTTTATATTACAAGCAGCATAAGATATAGCTACTGCTGTTTGGATGGTTTGTATTAATTTTTCTCCTCTCATACTACCACTAAGATCTAATGATATGTGAATAAAAGTGTTTTTATAGTCTTCTTTCTCTATCCTATAAAATAAATTTTCATTAAAGGGAGCCTGGTACAATTTAGAAGAATTTAATTTACCTTTCTTTTGATTTTCAAAAATATCCCTCTTAACCGTATTTCTAACTTTAAGTTTTTTAAGAAGTTGTTTTCCTAAAAATAATCCCTTATTAACTGCTTCTTCATTATGGCCAAAAGGACCTGTAAAATATTCTTCCCAATCTTTAGTAATTAAAGTGGGGATAGATGTATTTTGAGATAAAGAATAATTATTAATTTTAGTATCTGAATTAGCTAGCTTATTAACTTGTTCCTTTACCTTTTTATGGACACGTTTTTTTCTATATTGTGAATTAATAAAATTCTTTTGGCGTTCTACCTGTTCACGTGTTTTATATTCTTGGTTATTTAATGGTTTATTCTCTCCATCTTCTTCCTCTTCTTCTTCTTGGATATATTGTTTAATAATATTATATATTTCAACAGCAGTTTTTATACTGTCCTGGGTAGACTTTAACTTACTAATTTGATTATATGTGAGTAAATCACGTACCTCTTTTAACCCGGGTAATTTATCTAAATCAGAATTACGATTAAATATATTAATTATTCTAAAAAAATATGCGTCCCAAGTTGGCGTAGTAAAATTATCTGTTTTAAGATTATCATCTACAATTTGATTATAAAAAGATTTACGGTAAAGTTCTTCATAGTAAAATTGATACCCAGGGGCTGTTGAATAAACATAATGATCTATACGTTTATCTTCAACAAAATTAATTAAAGTAAACACATTATCAGTATCTTCCTTAGGTATGTTCCATTTAGTTTCTAATACTTTCCCACGTTCTTTATTAAGGTATGCAAAGTCTGTTAATAAAACATGAGAAGCTTCATGAAGAGCTAACCCCACTGTGTAATCTATTGTATCCTCTCTAAGATTTGATGCGATATATACCGTTTCTCCATCGGTCATTGAATCACCTGATGTGGCATACTCAACAGGAATATCTTTTCCTGTGAGAATCTTAACAAAATTTGTAATTCCCCTTTGTACTTGGGCTAAAAAGATAGGATCTTCATCATCAAAATGACGAAGATCCATCCAATACGCTGCTCCTTTTTGCATCTTTATCGTCTTATAGTATATCCTATCCCAATAGTTGTATTAGCTCCAGTTCTTGCAAACATTTCTCTAGCCCTTGTTTGTCTTCCTACAGATAACGTTATACCCCTATTAGGTGCAATAAAAGTTATTCCATAAGTTGATATAAATTCAGATTGAAATTCATCTTCTAAACCATTATTCCATTTAGTCCCAAACCCTAAATGCATATTAAATGCTGGGGGAAATATGGGCATAATAAATCCTAAAACAGCTGCTTGGTATTCCTGGGATTTATCTTCATTTGGTACTGTAAATACAAAATCACCAAATAAACCTACATCATTATTATTTTCATAACGATTAGTAGTTCTACCCATATTTGCTAAACTATTAGAACCCCAGGTATTCCAATTATTCCATCTGTATTGTCTAGGCCAGTAGGTTGCTCTAAATCCATTTAAATTAGTTTGGCCTTTAGTAATATAGTTTGTATAACCAAAATGAAAATTATACCTACATTGGGCTTGCGATAAAGTTGCAACCGTAACTGTTAAAAATAATAATAATAACTTTTTCATAACACATAATTTTTACGTCCTAAATATACGTAAAAATATAGCGTTTTCCAAGTTTCTTAAACTAAGTCGTTAGAGTTTATTAAGGTATAAGTAAATGAATTACCCCAAGTATCTTTAGCTTTATTACAAACTTCCATAAATAAACGGAAATCATCATTAGCCGCAATTACTTGACATCCCGCACTCCATTTATCTATTTGAGTAGATTTCTTACCTTCCCATTTAGTAGCTCTATGAATATTAATACCAAAAATACCTTCTTGAACATTTTCTTCTAATAAATCATAATCACCATCTAAATCATTATCGCGATATACCTGAACAGGTTTTTGCTGACGTAATGCTTCATACTTACCCTGGTGTAATCCTATTTTATGGGACCCTCTATATTGATTTTCTTTTAAAACAGCAACACCTTCTTCTCTCATAATATTTTCAACCCAGTGTTTTCCCGGATCCGTAGTAGCATCAAAACAGTGATAATTCCATTCCCCATCTACTTTATAGGATAAGGTTAAAAAATCGTCAAATTTATTAGTTACTTCATTTCCTGTTTCACCGTTTCTAACTCCTACTATATTAAGGTTATAGTTACCATTTTCAAACCACTTATAGCCTTTAGTTTTAACTGCGGTTTTAATTTGTTGTCTTGTTGGTTGATTCATATTTTAAAGCGTTTGATATTATAGGAAATTCCTTAATAAATATATTCTTAATTTCCTTAGCTACTAATTGGATTTCTTTTTGTGCATGATCATCGTCCCTTAATTCAAGAAAATGAACCCAAGATCGAACAGAACCTGTCATATGAATTTTAGTTGCTGTAGTGAGAGGAAGAACCATACGAGCTTGTTCTCTAGCTACCCCACTATCTAATAGTCTTTTATAAAGATGTTGAGAGTTTTCTAAATGTCTATTAATTAAATCCTGCGCAGTTAAATCATTACCTTTATATGATATTGCTGGGTTTATTATTTCTGTTGAACTTTGTCTATTATCTTCACATTGCGCCCGTAGTTCAATGGGTTCGAACATAGATTCCAAACGATTAACATCTTGATATCGTTGACTAAATTCTTGAAAAGCAAAAGAACGGTGTCTGATGAGTTGGATTCCAATTGCTTTGGAAGTTTCAATCTCGAACGTCGCATGACCGTGCTCGAACGGTGACCAGTGTTTGTGTTGTACCAAGTAGCGAAGAAGGCCCTCTGGTTTATCTTTCTTATTCTTACGTGAACTAGATATACGTGCCACCTCAACAATGTGGTCTTCAGCATTTGGAGTAACATTTAATAAAGTAACTTTCATTTAGTTTTTTTTATTATTGTATTATTTTTCTTCGTAAACTCCAAGTTCATCTACAGAAGGTTGCATAGATAACATATCCATTATATCAAAAATATCAATAACCCCATTTCCGTTAAAATCAAATTCTGATGCATCACTGCCGGGGGTGAGTGTAATTCCAAATGCCGAAAGCATAAGGAGAAAATTCATAAGCCAATTTGATAACATTATTTAATTTTAGTTATGTCCGTTTTAATTATTATTACACCTTTTTTAGTAGGGTGGGGTTCAAATATGTAAGTAAAACCATTCCAAGCTTTAATAGGTTTACCTAATTTAATTTCTTCTTCCCAATTTTTAACTGGGTAATTTCCATCCCAATTTAAAGGAATCATAGTATCAAAACTATAAGCTTGAGGGTTTTTATAAACTTTGTGTGGAATGTGGTTGTAACAACCTGTAAGGAGAAGTACTCCTAATAATAATAGTAAATTTTTCATCTGAATATTGTTATATGTCCTGTGGTTTTAAATGTTATAGCAGGATCCCATCCTGCTCCGATTACTTTATATAAATAAACTCCGTCTACTACGTAGTGATTTCCATTATGTACACTACCTTGCCAAACTTCTCCTACTTGGTTACTTTCCCATACTAACCCACCCCATCTGTTATAAATCTGAACATTCCAGGTTCGCCAACAGTCGGGATCAGCTACTACTACGGCCCACCCATCATTATACCCATCATTATTAGGGGTAAAAGTATTAGGTGCAAAATAAGAACCATCACAGTTTTCTGGGGGGTAAACACAACTCCCATCATCTAAAATAGCAAGTGAGTTATAATTTATTGCCTCGGGATTTGTGCACCCTTCTATATATTCACAGCTACCATCTTCCATAGTAGCGAATTCATTATAATTAAGGGCAGCTGGGTCAGTGCACCCAGGTATAGGATATTCACAAGAACCATCATTAACATTGGCTGCCGGGTTGTAATTGAGTGCATTAGGGTCAGTACAACCCAAGATATCATAAGTGCAGCTTCCATCGTTAATAGTAGCCAAGGGGTTATAGTTGTTGGCTGTAGGATCTGTACAACCAAGTATGTCGTAAATACAAGACCCGTCGTCCACGTTTGCATCTGGGTTGTAGTTAAGGGCAGTATCATCAGTACACCCATAAATATTGTACTCACAACTACCATTATCCCATTCAGCATTAGGGTCATAATTACTAGCATTAGGATCTGTGCATCCATAAATGCAAGTGGCTAATGCTTGTTGATAACATGATGTTGGTTGAAACCAAGTAACATCTACTTCTTCTCC